TAAATTTTGTTTTGCTATAAATCTCATTTTTTTTTGTTTATCCAATAACATTTTTCTTTTGGCATTAATTAACTCTTCTATTTGTAATAATCTCTCATCACTCTTTACTAAATATGTAATTATCATTATTTAAATTAAAGAGTTATTTTATTATTTAAAAAATAAATTTAAAATCTTTGTAATATATTATTTAGGATGTCCAAAAATAATACAGAACCTTTGCTTGCGCCTGACGATAACAGATTTGTTACTTTTCCAATTAAATATGAGGACATATGGGATATGTATAAAAAACAAGTAGATTGTTTTTGGAGAGCGGAAGAAATAGATTTATCAAAGGATCTATCTCATTGGGAAACGCTAACTACAGATGAACAATTTTTCATATCACGTATTCTTGCATTTTTTGCAGCGAGTGATGGAATAGTTCTAGAAAATATTGCCTCTAGATTTATGAAAGACGTGCAACTTTCTGAAGCAAGAGCGTTTTATGGGTTTCAAATTGCCATGGAAAATATCCATTGTGTTACAGGAGAAACCAAAATTTTAACAGATAAGGGATATTATATGATAAAGGATTTAGAAAACAAGAATGTCAACATCTGGAATGGGGAAGAATTTTCGCAAGTTGATATTAAATATACAGGCGATCAGGAAATTTATAAAATTAATTTATCTAATGGCATGGAATTAGACTGTTCTCCTGGTCATAAATGGTTAATACAAAAGGGAAATTCAAAACATCCGGAAAGGTGTTTATGTGAAGAAATTGAGACAACCGATTTGAAAATAGGTGACATAATTGAAAAATATTCACTGCCTTTTATTGAGTTTGAAAATGTAGATGAATTTTTAAATCCGTATATGCACGGTTTTTTTTGTGGTGATGGAAGTTATAACAACAATTGTCCAGTAATTTATTTGTACGACAAAAAAAAGGAATTGCTTCCTTATTTTAAATACAATTCTTATCAAGAAAATGCCACCCGAATTTGCTTTTATATAACCAATTATATTAACAAGTCTAAATTTGAAGTGCCTATTAATTACAGTAAAGATGTTAGACTTTGTTGGTTAGCAGGATTAGTAGATGCTGATGGATGTGTAAATTTAAATTCTGCTCGCGATTCAACATCAATTCAATTGTCTTCAGTAAATTTTAAGTTTTTACAAGATGTTCAATTGTTGTTAACAACACTGGGAATTCAAACAAATATTAAATTAAATCATAAGGCTGCAAAACGATTGTTGCCTAAAAACGATGGAAGTGGAGACCACGATTACTATATGTGCAAAGATTGTTATGTGTTATATATAACCGGAAAATCTGTAAACAAACTTATTGAATTGGGGTTTTCGCCCAAAAGATTAAAAATCATATATTGTAATAGATTAAATAACACTATGGACGTTTCAGAAAGAATAAAAATAGTTAATATAGAAAAATTTTTTGAAAACGAGGCTACATATTGTTTTAACGAACCATTAAAGCACCGAGGAATTTTTAATGGAGTGTTAACATGTCAAAGTGAAACCTATAGTATCCTCATTGATGCCTATATTAAAGGCCAACAAGAAAAAGATATGCTCTTTAATGCGATTGAAAATTTCCCGTGTATTAAAAAAAAATCCGATTGGGCGCAAAAATGGATCAATGATAATAGAAGTGGATTTGCCGCGCGATTAATAGCGTTTGCGTGTGTAGAGGGTATATTTTTTAGTGGCGCGTTTTGTAGTATATATTGGTTGAAAAAACGCGGTCTAATGCCGGGTCTTACTTTCTCTAATGAACTAATATCACGCGATGAAGCATTACACACAGAGTTCGCCGTACTACTATATAGTAAGCTTCAAACCAAACTAAAGAAAAACAAGGTACATGAAATTATTAAAGACGCGGTTGATATTGAAATAGAATTCATATGTGATGCATTACCGTGCCGATTAATAGGCATGAATTCCGAGCTAATGACGCAATATATACAATATGTTGCAGACCGATTATGCCTTCAGTTAGGATATGATAAAATTTATAACGTGTCCAATAGTTTTGATTTCATGGAACTAATCAGTCTTGAAGGCAAAACCAATTTTTTTGAACGTCGGGTAGGGGAATATGGACTAGCTAACAAAACCAAGAGCGAAGATATTTTTGAATTTACTGAAGACTTTTGATTAAACTGAAGACTTTTGATTAAAACCTCTGAGGCACATTTACTAAAATAATAAAGCAGAATTGTATTAGAGTTTAGGAGGTAATGTCTAAATTACAATTGTAGTTCAGCGCTTTTATTTTGTGTATATATATATATATTATATTATATAATGCCCTATTTTTCAAATGACATTGTAAATTTATTATTTATCCATATACCAAAAACTGGAGGCGAATCGTTGGAAAAGTATTTTAGTGAGTTATATACTATTCCATTAGACAACAATTCGATATATTGGTTCATTGCAGAGGATATTAAACTAGAGCACAATTTGTCCGTAAATTCGTCTTTACAACATTTAACCTATCAAACTATTATGAAGTACAAGGAGTTTTTTAGCATTGATATGAATGATCTTGAAATTTTAACTATCGTTAGAAATCCATATGAAAGAATTGTAAGTGATTTATTTTGGTGGAACAAAATAACCATTGATACTTCACCTGCCGAAGTTTACGAGATAATAAAAACCTATTTAACTGAAGCCCTAGACAACCATAACATTCCTCAACATTTATTTTTAATGGACAAAAATGATCAACTACTTAAAAATGTTACCATTTTACACACTGAAACTTTAACAAATGATATGATTAAATTAGGACATACACGGTTTAATGTGAGAACCAACTGTAACAAGCACACGGTAAATTATTATGAGTATTTGAATGATAGTTCTATACGATTAATCAATTCTTTTTACAAAGATGATTTTAAACTATTAAATTACGATGTTATCCGACCATCTGTAGACATTCCATTGTTTGATGGCGCATAAATAAATAATGCGTATGGCAATTTAAACATATTCAAATATATATATTTAAATGATAACGTGTAACCTTATGGGTGGACTAGGTAACCAACTATTCCAAATATTCACTACATTATCGTATGCTATTAAGAGCGGTCATATATATAATTTTTCTAGCGCAGAAACATTAGGTGGCGGCTCTACTACTATAAGACATACTTATTGGACCAGTTTGTTCAAAGAGTTAGAGCCTTTTACGATTGATAATTTTGATGACGCATTTGTTATTAGAGAGAAAGCTTTTGAATATAATGATATTCTGTTAACAGACATAAAGGCCCATCAAAATGTAATGTTGTATGGGTATTTTCAAAGTTTTAAATATTTCCAACATGAATTCACGTCTATATGCAATTTGCTTAAATTAAAAGAATTGAAACGACATGTTTTGAAAAAGTTTGAACACGAACAATACCATACAAATTTAACTATTTCAGTGCATTTTAGAATAGGTGATTACAAAAAGATACAACACTGTCATCCTATAATGAAATATGCATATTATGAAAAGGCCATATCCTATATTTTGCACAAAACGACTAATTTGAAACAGGTGCTTTATTTTTGCGAGGATGAAGATATAGATGATGTGACTGACATCATTTACGAATTGAAAAATCGATTTCAGCAATTAGTATTCACCAGATGTCACAATACATTAACTGATTGGGAACAGATGCTAGTTATGAGTGCATGTGGTCATAATATAATAGCAAACAGTTCATTTAGTTGGTGGGCTGCGTATTTGAACGAGAACAGTCATAAAATTGTATGCTATCCTTCTAATTGGTTTGGACCATCTATTAAACATAACACAATTGATTTGTTTCCTGATACTTGGACTAAAATAAAATGTGAGTAATTGAGGCTGCTTATATTATGGTTTTTAATCATTTAACTAGGTTTCTCGTTTTGGAATTATAAAATGAATTGTTATGAATACGATGCATCACTAAAATGTCTGCGCAATTATAAAATGTTTTATGTTGAGCTTTTAGTCTTAACCATAAATCATAATCTTCGGTAAAAAACTTGTTCCAATAACACAAGTTCTTCCTTACAATACAAGATGAATTGATAATCGGATTAGTTAATGTAAAATTAAAATTATTTATATCTTTTAAGGGTATGCTAGGTATAATTCCAGGTAAATCCCCAAAATATATACAATTGCTTCCTATAACATCATATTTGTTTAAAAAGGCGGATTGAATTTGTAATTTATCCTTATTCCATATATCATCTACATCTAATAAAGAGATAAATTCATAATTGCAGTGTTTTTTTAGTTCATTGAGTGTCTCGGATTTGCATTTTATATTATGTAAATCAAATACTCTTATTTTCATAGGATTGTCGTATTTTTGTTCAAACGCTTTTGCTACTTTATATACATCCGAGTTCTTAATATGCCCATTGACGCCGATTAATAATTCCCAACGTTGGTAACGTTGATATATTATAGAATTCACCGACTGTTCTATAAATTCTATACCATTAAATATCGGCATTAAAATGCTTATCATTGAATATATAACTGTGTAGATATATATTTATATTTTCAAACCATTATTTAAAAACGTTTGATCAAAAACATTTGATCTTTACACAGTTGATCTTTACACAGTTGATCTTTACACAGTTGATCCTTAAAACTTAAATGTGTAGGCCTTGACAATACAGCTTCTTCCATATCACGATATAATGTAGCATAAATCTTACATATGAGACTATTATCTACCTTGCAATTTCTCTCTTTCTGTTGAAACAAACTATAATCTAAATCGGTTTCTAAGAACAAATTAATTAGCGACTTTTTGTGTAACACTTCATTAAAATCTAAAAATAATACTGGGAAATCCGGGTTTGCCGTTATCCAATTATTAAATTGATATTCAATTCCAAACATGTCTTTATTGTTGCGCAGTACGTTTTTCTTATAACGCGGATATTTCATGCAGTCTTCTGTTAATGCAAAAGGGTTTCCTAACTTGGGTATTTGAAATTTCTCCCAGCCTCGTCTATAATGTGACAATAGTGAACTATATGGATGGCTGTACAAAAAAATACATTTGGTTATAGTTGGCTTAATTAATTTCGGTATCTTATCTGGACTATATAAATGCTTTAATTTGTCAGCGTCATGAATGTGATTAATGATAAGCTTATTTAATTTTAAAAACTCCATAAAGTAAGTCTGACCATTTCCACCAGACCCTACTACTAATATCATATACAGTTTGGACAAAAGATATTAGGCTAAAATACGCTGAAACATAAACCAATTATTAAACCTAGTGTCCTTCTCTCTATATAATGCGAAATCATCCGGGTTTGATACAATACAATCGATTAATATAATTTGATCGTCTTTTACTAGATATTGGTTTTGGAAATAGGTTTTCAACTTTTGGTCATAACAAATTGCCCACCAATCCACCTTTTCCTTATAAATTATAAAAAATCCTCCTGCCACAGATTGCTGATTTACTGGTATTGGGATACGAGGTAAATCATCCATATTTCTATCATTAATACGAGTTTTCAACTCTTGTAGATAATGGTCACTATGTTGGACACATGCATAATGAATTTTTGTTTTGTTTAACGTCTTTACACTCGAATTGTTAGGCCAGTTTTGCAAAATAGACGTATCTAAATCATGCGATGAATTGCGAAAGTATCCTATATCACACCAACCATAAAAGTCTGTATTAAAATAGGCATTGTTGGCTGTCTCATTAACAAACCATACCTTTTCGGACCATAACATATTTAATTCCCAATCAGTATTATACGCCGATCTATCATTCAATGATACGTTTTTTTTATGATTTTGGACCCATTGTTCTTTATACTTGAAATTATAAAACTGCGGCAATTCCTTTATTATTATCTGGATGTTTTTGTTACCTTTCGTATCTATAAATGGCATACTTGCAGCATTTGTATAAATGACTAGATTAAAGTTGTTCACTATAGATATCAAATTGTTCATCCAGTTTATATAGGTGGCTTTGTTGAACTTTGATTTTAATATATAAAAACAACTTGAAAATGTAATTTGCATTACTTATTTTTATAATTATATTAAAACTTGTTTTTATATGTGTTAATAAAGTGTATTAAAACAACCGTAGTATAATCATTACAATGATTCAAGATTATGTTATGCTAATCATGAATTGTAAAAAATATTATAAAAAAGCATTGTTTCAAAAAAAAACATGGTTGAAAAAATGTCCTGATTATTTACGCTATTATCACGTAATTGGCGATCCTACATTGTCAGCCGATTTCGAATTTAATGAAGATGATCATTTATTGACGGTAAAAACCGACGATGATTATGTTTCCCTTCCTAAAAAGGTTATCGCCGCTTATGTCGCGATTTATAAAACGTTTGAATTTAAGTATATTTTTAAGACAGATGATGACCAAATATTAGTAAAGCCGTCCTTTTTCCATATTTTACCTACATTACTCGAAACCAAACAAAGCCACTATGGAGGCTTTGTCGTTGATGTAAAACGTCCTTATCTATCTAAATATAATTTAATTCATCCTGAGCTACCTCCCTATATACCCATTTTACAAACAAAGTATTGTAGCGGGCGATTTTATTTTCTCTCTTGTGCAGCCATTGAACATTTAATTCTGAAAAAACATTTAATTGAAAGTGAGTGTCTTGAGGATTATGCAATTGGATACAATCTTTCCAATAACTTTAAGGAAACCATAATGCCTATAAACACGAATGATTTTTTCACCGATATTGAATTGTCCGATTTCCCTGAAATGCTGGCTGCCAGTAAAATTTAAGACTAAAATTTAAGACAAAGACATGGATTGGGTTATATTCTTATATGTATGCATTTGTTGTAGTTGTTTTTGTTGGTCTTTAATCATTTGAACTTTTTCTAAATCCAACATCAGGGACGAGTAATTCGTTTGCCTTTTTTCTATATCACTATAATCTTCTCTCTGCGTGACTGTTAAAGGAATAATTAGATACCAATCGTGCCTCTCTTGCAAATGAAACCAGTATTTATCTATTGCATACTGATAACGATTTGTGGGCGTTTGCATTAGTTTGTTAATGCCATTCCTATAATTATGAATAAGAGTATCATAATAATGATGTTTCACTAAATATCCAGTAGTAGTTTGACATCTAGTTACCTTCACGCAGCTATCATCTATATATTTGAATGGAGGCACATTATTGCCTCCTATTAAAACTACGTCAAACTGTGCATGATTTTTCAAAAACAAATTTAATTGATTTACAAACAAAGATGGATTTGTAAACTGTATATCATCTTCTACTATTAACACATGATCTAGATTATATTTTTTGGCATCTTCTATTATTTTTAGATGGCTCATGCTACATCCTATTGCTCCATTGTTTAGGTTGATAGCATTAAATCGTTTTATAGGTATACCTAGTTTGTTAAATTCCGCTTCCACATAGGTTTTCCTATCAGGTCTACTTTCTAAATTGATATAAAACGCGTGTTTAATATCCGACAGACTATTCATATAATATTAACTTTAATAAAGTATATATCTTTAACTTTATTTATTCATTCCTTTATTTATTCATTCCTTTATTTATTCATTCCTTTATTTATTCATTATACAATTTCCCTCCTTCCCAATATTTCGACCAATGTTTATGTTTTTGGTTTTTCTCCTTTTTATAATGTTCGTGATATTGTAATATTCTGTACTCCTTATACCGTATAAATCGTATATTATCATTCAACATTTCATGATTTAATATTAGTCCATCTATCTGCTTTTTTGTAAAAAATGACGCAATCATTAAAGGTCCTGTCGAGCATAACCCATCGGATCCATAATAATTGTGTTGTATATTTTTTACTACGGTGTTTATGCATTTGTGCATTATTTTGTTTTTAGGTTTACATATCAAAATTGCATTATATATGCCACTGAAGGATTGCAAAATATCTCTGCAAAAATATTCTTTATCTGTTAGTAAATGTAATTTAAATCCATTTGTACAATAATATTTGGCATCTAAATAAATCCCTCCGTTTTTATACATATAACAATACCGCCATAAATCGGCTTTTAGCGCATGGGGAATAATCTTATCATAAGCATTTAACACCTCAACTTGATAGTTTGTTTTAATAAAATCTCTACATTCACTTTCATCAAACAATGTATGCTTGAATTCAGGGTTTTGTTTTTTAATCAAATTGATACTATCATTTACACTGACAGGTAGTTTAGATTTATCGTGCCATACCTGGACAATATGCATAGGTATCACTTTTGGCTTATTCTTTTTTGTAATAATTAATTGTTTTATAAAAGATATAGACTTTTCGGCTTCCTTTTCTACTATTTTTTTTGCTTCACTAGTCGTTTTAATAAACTTTTTCCTAGTGTCGTTATGCTTGAATATTTTGTTTCTTAATTGTTTTAGCGTTTTTTTTTTCATTGCACAAGGATTTCTTGGTATTTTTATTGTTGACATTGGTTATACTAATACATTATATAGTGAAAATATTTTTTACTTTTAATATTATTGTGTTATTGTGTTATAATAACAAGATTAAACTACACATTATTGTTATAACCAGCCAATGTCAAACTCACCACCATTAAATTCGCCAGCATTAAATCCGGATGAAATTGCCATGGCTATTAAAAACATTTCATTTGATACTATAGAAAAAGAAATGGACGAATTAATATGTATTGGGGAAAATGCGCATACGAAATCCGCTAGGTGTCGTGTAGGAAACAATGTGGTTGACTATTTTACTTTTCAGCAAAGATTGGAAACAAAAGGCAAATATAATATAAACTTTTATGAATTTATAGAACGAATTGATGAGTTTAGAGAGAAGAAATTTATTCAAACCATGTTACAATATTATGATACCGTAAAAAATAAAAATAATACCAAAAATAAGTATGTTGTTTTAAAAGAAGTATACAATATATGCATAAGCGCAATTAATATTATTAGACCATTGGTTTATATGGAGATATATACCAAATATAAACCCACAAGTGTACTGGATTTTTGTGCAGGGTGGGGTGGTGCAGCCGTTGCTTGTGCCGCTTTGAATATACCTAAATATGTTGGAATTGAAATAAATACAAACTTACAAATTCCTTATTCAAAGTTATTAAGCTATTTAAAAACGAAAAGCAGCAGTGATATCCAGATGATATTTGATAATGCGTTGAATATTGATTACGGTTCTATGTATTACGATTTGGTGTTTACCTCTCCACCTTATTATTTTATACAAAAATATAAAAACAATGAGGAATATGTTGACAAACCGCATATGAATGAACACTTTTATAAACCTATTTTTACAAAAGTATATAATGGATTACAACCCGGGGGCAATTTTATCATCAATGTATGCAAAGAAGTATATGATACCATATTATGTCCATTGTTTGGGCACGCACACGAGATGTATCCCTATAAAAAAAGTCAACGGCAAAATAATTATAATGAAATCGTATATGTATGGAATAAACCTATTTAATAACTTGTAAACTAACTACCCTATTGTATAAAACTTATAAACTACTAACTATTTCATTGTTTAGCTTAGAATTTAAAGCATATATGGTGGTTATAATTTTTTCGTTTTCTTGTAAATAACTGTTTATATCAATGTCAGCCAAGTCTACAAATAATACTGGATTTTTGCCGAAACTATGACCCTGGACATACTCATAAGGATATTGTATCATAAATTTGTCTGATAGATGTTGATGAAGTGCACCTCCAATTTTAATTTTTCGGTTTGTATTGTAATTTATTCCGGATTTCCATTTTATATAATCACCATTTAATTCAGCGTCTTGAAGCATATCGTGCACTTTGTCAAGCGCGATTTTGGAATATCTTGAAGGAAATGTATAGTAGATACGTTGAGTGCTGCTCATTATATTTGGTTGGTTGTTGTTATTTGACGGTAACATTTGACATTCATTTTTATTTTTAATTTCTACTTTTTAATTTTTTATTTTTAAAATACACCTCCTAATCTTACTCTTGCGCTAGCATGTGCTCTAGCGGCATGCCCTACATATTGCGCATAATGCGGGGAATATTTGTTGGGTATAAATTTGTTATTTATATTAACAGTCGGATTAGGTCTCTCAGTATCAGAAGAAACGTTACTAGCCGGTTGTTTAAAATTGTTAAAAGCATCTTCATTTATTTCTTTTTTTGTCATATCTTCAATTTCTTTCATTAGTTGTGGCGGAATAGGTTTTCCAGCGCTAACCATTTTTTTAATATATTCCTCTTTTCGTTCTAATGTAGTCGGATAATGTGGTATATTTGACCAGTTAGCGGTAGTCCCCACAGTGTGTCTCGTTTCTCTCATTCTATCTGGATTTATTATTTGTCTCTTAGGCTCTCTTAGGTCGTAATTATAATAAAAATCGCTTTCAAATCTTACATGTGTTAAAAAAGTATTAATGTTAATGAAAAATATATTTGGATTATGCACTGTAAATAGGTTATCATTTGGGTTCAAAGATTTGTCGTCAATTGTATAATGTAATTTATGTATTGTATTAAGACCATCTACTCCATTATCTTTATCCATTCTCCATGGATCCTTTTTACTAATAATTCGTGAAATTCCATCAAACATTTGCAATATTTCCGGACTTCCTATTTTATAAAACACACTTCTATCTATTTTCAACTGTATTCCAAGGCATCGTTTTTGCAAGACGCTATCTTCCATTCCCCAACCCCAAAAACACGGAAACCCATTTGTTTTTTCAAAATCGGCACCTTTCATCACCACTATGCCTCCCAGTGCATAGTTAAATCCATAATAATGTTTTACTGTTCCATGCGTAGTGTTATAATCAAATATCTTATTAAATGGAATGGTATCTACGTCATTGAAAACAAAAGTAATGTCTTTATAATGTTGAGGGTATTTATCTTTTATTGCTAAAAATCCAATATTTTTCGAGGCTCCTCTATTAAAAGTTCGCGCGTCGCATTGATGTGAAAAATATATTTCATAATCATCGCAATGTTCTAATATAAATGACATGTATTTGCTAAAAAAAAATTTATGTTGTACACGGTTTCTGTAAGGAACAATGAACACCCGCTTAGGTATTTTTATTTCATCTGCCATAATTATATGTGCATTGGGTTTTAATTGCGTAAATTTAACTAAATAGATTATTTGATAAAACACATACTGTTGATTTTTATTGATTGATCGATTAAACTTTCGCAGAATACTTTTTTATAATAGCCGACGGAAGTAAGACATCTTTCATTTTTTCCAGCTTTTTCTGGCATTTGTTTATAGTCACTTCGCTTATTTCGCTCACATTCTTTACATTCTTTTTACTAATATTTAGATTACAATACTCCGACACAAAATACACGACACCTGCAGCGATGGAGTGGGGGGTGTTTTCCGTCATAAGGTTCATTTTTTCAATTTTCATTGAAATGAATTTACACACTTGCGTAAGCTCGTGATTTATATTTAATTTACTACAATATCTCTCTATAAAAGATGACGACGTCGTGCGTCCAAAATTGGTCTTGTCACTAATGATCAAATCTTTTTCTATATTGCTAATAATAGATAGCGCGTTTTTACACCCCTTTGTCGAACTAGTTACATCTAAATGAAAGATATTGGCTATTTCCTTGGCTGTTCGCGGGAAATCGTTTATTCTACAAGCAATGTATATGGAAGCCGCTAAAATACCATCCCGATTATCTCCTCTAAATGTCTGCTCAAACTCGGATATTTTCTTATGATATCTCATGGCATCATCTATTATCATCTTGGGTATACCTGCATTCTGGGCCATGATGGTAATAATTTGAAACTCGTCGTATTGGGATTTTTCTTTATATGGCATAGATTGCCACTCGGTGTAACGTCTGATTTTTCTCATTTCATAACTCATCGGACCATTATATAGTACTTTACATCCGTATGACGACTCTTGTAATAGGGGATTTATAGGCATTCCACATCTAGTCGGATCGCTATGCTGATTGTCGTCTGCACCATAATATCTCCATTCAGCCGTTTGGTCGACAATATCTTTATAAATAATTCCACATTTTTTATTGGTGCATGTTAAAAACCCCTCTTCTGAGAATGCTAATATGCTTTCACATCGGTCGCACATTTCGCGATTACCTATTGTTCGATATAGACATTCTAAAGAAACTTTCTCTTTAGACTCATTTATTTCTTCATCAAACAACTGCCATAATTTCACTTTGTTTACAGTTTTAACTTTTTTTGTTTTGCTATTATCCGAAGTAGTTAACATTTATATTTTTATTTTCATATGAAAATATAAAATTATTTCAATTTTATTTTATTATTAAAATATGTAAAACATATATATGGGAAATTCAAATAGTAAATCACCTAATGAAAATGATCCAAAACAAGAATTTGACAACTTTTATGAGATGATTGATTTCATTGCATCATATTACATTCTAACCATGAATTTTAAAAGCCTAAGCAATTTAGCAGAAAAAGATTATTGTAATAAATTGGTTATTTTAACGTCTGACATTATTAAAAACAATTTCAATGAAGCTCAAATTACTTATTTGGCACAAAGAATAAAGGATGGCACGGAAGTGAATGAGCTTGCTAATAAAAAGGTGACTTTTGTTAATAAGGACGTATTGGACAATTTAGATGCCTCTAATGATAAAAATAAGAGTATCACCAAAAAGCGTCTATGTATCGGGATTGCCAAATTTTATGTTAAAATTGCGCATATATTTGCGGCAATTGTGATGACTATTAATCCGGTTTACAGCTATAAAGATGCTTCTGGTAATGTCATTAAATCGGGATTGTTGGAAAAAGATAAAATTCCCAAAAAAACTCAGCGAAAATTAGATAAATTGAATATTTGTGATAATAGAATAAGGTCATTGAAACATGGTATGGTAGTAGATGACGTGGCGAAAGAAGCAACTCTCTATCCCAAAATTTGTGGTATGAACCTTGATAAAAAAACAAATCTGACTAAAAATTTGAATGATGAGCCCGGCATCAATGAATTGCTGACTTTGTATTTAGATGATGAATACGATTATTCAAATGGAACATTTAAGGGCATGTCTGCTACAACGAAAAGTCGTTTTGTTAAAGACTTGAAAACATTTTATACGGCTTTTACTGGAAATGACGTCATGCCTGATAATATTACCAAATTTAGTGATATTAAATTAAGAGACTATAACAATAACCCGGGGTGTCAAAATGTAACGGGCATATTAAAGCAACCCAATAAAATAGCCACTACAGATGAGTTGTTTGTTCAATATGCGCAAAACATTAATACCATGATTAACAATGCAGCAAAAAATCAACAAAAATTGTTGTCTGTTATAAATGCATTATTTTCCTTTACAGTAGATCCATATAGTCAAAAAAAACAAATTCGAATTAATCCAGCATTAACCGACCAACTGTTACAAGATAATGTTGCTAAAACGCGAAAACTTATTGTCGATTTGTATATCAGATGTGAGCTAGACTATGTAAATGGCATTAAAATATATGAATCCATTGTTGAAAAAAAAATATTCGATACTACACAAAATCAAATTAAAACACTTAAACTGAAATCTGCTCAAATTATTCGTGCTAATACAAATGAACCAATTATAGAGCCTAGTCCTCTAATTGCTAGTCCTCTAATTGCTAGTCCTCTAATTGCTCCTCCTAATCAAGACGTTCATTCTAACATAGACGTTTTAATACATAATCCACCACACTAGTTATTTATGAGCGATGACTTTCTCCCACACTACCAAACAATTTTTGGGCATTTATTATAGCTTGGGATTTAAGTTGCTCTCTGGCTTTAGCTAATGAGTTTGTCTTTTTAAAGGTCTTTTCGGCGGCACCAAGGGCAGTGACCCATTTTTTACCGCCCTTCTTCGTACCACCTCGAGTTTTGTAAGTTTTAGATCGGCGTCTACGTTTACCACCCATTGAACACCTTCTTTTTCTCGTGTGATTGTATTTCGGCATTAAAGGTTATATAATATAAGCGAACATTATATTATATAAGTTGCAAAAGATGCATTTAATTTGTGTAATTTACACTTCATAAGTCATGCATTTAAGATCGACTGGCAGATGCGGCACGGGATGCGGCAGCGGAGGCAGCTCTTGATGCGGAGGCAGCTCTTGAGGCAGCAGCAGATGCGGCACGTCCGGCAGAAGCACTTCGGGCAGCAGATGCACCACGGGATGCGGAAGCGGCACGGGATGCGGCGGCAGAAGCAGCTCTGGATGCGGAAGCGGCACGGGACGCAGCAGCTGATGCGGCACGTCCGGCAGAAGCACTTCGGGCAGCAGATCTACCGCGAGCGCGAGACATTCTTTTAGATGATGATCGTCGTCCTCCTCTTCGTTGAGTTCGTCTTGCCATTTATATATATAGTTACTAAAATAAATGATTGGCAATTGTTTATTTAATCAATTAAATAAATTTTAACAAATAATTGTAAAATTCTTGGAATTTTGAACAAATGAAACACAATTTGTCTAAATGTTTTCTAAAAAGTTCAAATTGTTGTTTTAAGGTTGTAAAATAATATTATTGCCATACTTTATCTGTGGAGGGCCACCACATTTTATCCCCCTTTTTAACATTATACATTTCCCTAAACACTTCTAATCTTGATAACGGAACATTGGTTCTATATTTGTCTAAAGGGTGTGGATTAGTCAATAATTGTGCCTTAATTGCTTGTTTTTTCAATTTTTGCCTTTGTTGAAATGCAAAATAAACCCAAAATACTTGAAATGATAATTTTTTTATAGGCAAAATATCTTGATTTTTCAGTTGAAAATCTCTTAAATATTCAACGCAAATAGATAGCCCTGAAATATCGGCTAAATCTTCACCAATAGATAATGACGCATCAAATTTGATCCCATCATTTAAGGCAAATGCTTCATATTGTTTTATTACATCTGCTTGGATTTTTTTAAAATTCACCCTATCTTTATCTGTCCACCAATTTTGTAGTTGACCTAATGCATTATATTTACTACCCCAATCATCTAAAGAGTGTGACATTTCGTGACCAAATGTAAACCCGATATGCGCTAAATTATACTCGATGCCTCGTTCTTCTAAATCAACAAATGGTTTTTGTAAATATCCTAAAGGAACGTCAATTGCATTTTCTGACGGTGTATACATAGCATTTACAACAAATGACTGTTTCCCAAGAAATTTCGCTGGATATTGCGACCAGTCAATCATGGGAATGTTTTGCGTCGCATGTCCGTCCAATTTAATAAATTTCGATTTCCTCCAATGTGCTACGGCAAGGAGATTTTGCCATGGAAATTTAGAATTATGATTAAATATAGGATCAAATTTGCCAGTCAGATCTGACCCCACACTAATTTTAAATTTCTCCAATTTTTGTAATGCTTTTTCTTTCGTCGCCGGCTCTAGCCATTTATTACGCTTTATAATTCGAATAAACACTTCTTTTAAATCATCCGCCATTGCTTTTGAAAAACTAATGACTTCTTTATTATTAAATCTCTTAATATACTCATTGTTGTAAAAATTTGGGAAAGCAAACCCCAATGGAAATATATTTAATATGTTGTTAGGAGTTTGGACAACTTGTCCTTGAACAAATTTATGATGAAAATTAAACATTAGGGCTCTACCCTTTTCTGACCACCGTTCAATCTGTCTAATGTATAGATAAATATAATATGTTTGCCACTGTTGACTTGTCCAATCGCTTAATAATAATCTTGTCATGCAAAACAAATAAACCGGACTTGAACATACAAAATCCGGAGGAACTGTTTTATAACCCAATGCCGTAGTAAATTGCTCCCAATCAAACCCATATTTCGACTTGCTTTCGGCTTTAGTAATTAAATTATAATCTGGATCTTGATGTATATCAGTCGTACAAATAAGCGCATTGGCCATGAGTTTTTCGCATTCATATACATGATTTGGGTCATATTTATGATGTTCGCCTAGTGACAAAAGGAACAAATCCTTCAAATACGATTTATATTGTTTAATATAATTTTGGCTATAAGCCGTTTTCTTGTCACCAAAATCAAAATACAACGTAATGTCGGACAATGTTAATTTTCCAGACCCCATGAAAGTTTTATAAACCTTGGGATTTCTGTCGTCAGGATTAACTTTCCACACAAAGGGGGCTCCCCATGAAATAATTTCGTTGTTGTTTAATAGCGCAAGCATTTTCCATATGTTTTTCTTATCCTTACATAAGTCGTTTACCTTTAAAACATACTTTACTACTACATTAGTACTATTTTCTCTATCCACAAAATTGTTTAATGATCCTAGAAAATTTATCATATCATTTCTAAGTTTAGCCTCATACGTGGCGTGGTTAGGAATAACAATTTTACTTGTTAAAAAGTCGTCGGTAATTACTAACAATTCTTTAAATACCTTGTCTTGAATAATTCTAAAATCGTCATATTGCACCAAGTATTTAAAATTTTCCGTGTCGAATTTGTTGTTTAACCATCTATCATTAATATAAGAGTAATAATCATCGTTTGCTTTAACACCTTTTGGATTAGTCGCCCTTTTTAGATCTTTTAATAATTGTTTTGTTAAATCATAATTTACACTTTCGTAGTCGATGTGTTGGTCTCTAAACATTTGTTTTACTTTTTTTTCGAAAGGCTCGTATGTTTTGCCTGGATTGGACGTTTTACACGTTTTATTTTTTTTATTAATGGGGTTTATTTTTTTTGTCTGTGTGGACATTTGTTTATACATTATTTATACATTATTTATTCCTTTTCAACTATAATTTCCTTTGTTATGTTTCTTATTATTTTATTTTCCTTTTCCAAGTCATTGTCGCCTTTTCCGCCCATTGTCTCTATTAAAAGTTTATTATATTTATCTGACACTTTTGATGAACTATTGTTATAATCTGGATTTTTGGCCTTAAATTCATTTAACAATTTAGAATTTTTATGAGCAATATGCTTTATAACATTCCGCACTTTTGGGTTCCCATTAAGATCTTTGTCCCATTTATCTTCATCTTTTATATACATAACTTCTCTCTTAATATCTGTGCAATGAATAGGACGACTAGCAACATCCATATCCTTTAAATTCCTCACAATGATGTTAGAAATTCCATTTACATATCCAATTTCGCCCATTGTCTCTAAATCCGACAGTTGTAATTTTATATTGTTCACAAAATCATTAATGTTCATAGCATCTTTGCACGTATCATTTAAAAAGAATTGCAAATTAAAGGTTTTGTTATGCGAATTTACATTGTGCGTGCCCGTTTGCATAATTTCAAGCATTTTATGTTGTGTTTCAATGACCATGTTTTTTAATTCGCTGTTTTCTTTTAAAATAGTCATCATCAACTCTTTGTCCGTAACGTTTATGGCATTATGGATTGACGTATCGGGTATAGCAGTCTGTTTGGCACTGGTCTCTATATGACATTTGTTCTTGTGACGATAAAGGCCCGTATCAAATTTATAAGATTTTCCACATTCGCATGCAAATTTTTTACAAATTTGGGATTTTTGGGATTTTTCACTACCATTTACTACCATTTTACTACCATATCCCCTTTTTTTGTGTTTATCGGTTGCGACGTGTTTTTCAAAGTCTTTATAACTACATGTAAAGTAGTCACAAAATAAACACTCAAATTTTTTAGGGATTTTTTGGGATTTTTCACTATCCTCCACTATCATATAAATGATAGTGAAAAAATCCCTAAATTCTTTTACATAAAAATAATAAAATTTTACCGTCACGCACTCAAAAACTTATTTTCGGCGACCAGACCTTAAATTTCACTTATGGTCTCACAAACAAACTTTTTCCAAGATAAGTTTCCTGAATCGAAAATTGGACATTTATTTTGTCCAATTTCGTGAATCCAAAATACTTTTGGGAATCAGAAAATTTGCAGATGCGTTTAAATTATCAAAAGCCAGATCCTTTAGGAAATGTGTGGCGAATGTTATAGTATTATTACTTTGGAAACAAACTATCATCATATATGAGGTTACCAGATGGTTTATAATTTTTAATGGGAGTATATTCTTTTTTAGTTTTGTCTTTTGATTCAATATTGTTAATATTTAACATTAAACGGTTGTTTGGAGTGGTGTTCACATCATTTACGGACGGTGCAACAGTAATTGGGTTATTGTTACTTTCAACAACTTTTTCACCAAATTCATTTATTTCAATTCCCGTTTTCTTTTTCAATTCAGTTCTTACATAAGCAGGTACCCAGTGTATCCATGAAATGAACAATAGATTGGGATGTATATATCGGACAGTAAACCCATTTGTTTTTAACTTATCAATTATGTAAGCTATACATGCTGGTTGGTCATATTTTGGAACGCCTATAATAATTTCTGGTACTATATACCAACAATGATAGGTGTCCATATTTTGACGAGATATGTTTTTAATTCGCACGTGAATTCGGTTTAATATTTTATTAAATAACTCTAATTTATTTAAATCGAATTGTTTTTTCTTCTCATATAAATCATCAATATTCAGTTTTTCGGAAAAATTATTCACATTTTCTAGTGTAAAAATATTTGCCATTTTTAACATTGAAGAAAAAAAAGTTATTAAACAACTGCATTTAATAAATGTATTAAAATGACAATCAAACATTTGGTTATTGCGGGAGGAGGTCCTACGATTTTCCAATCATTAGGTGTGATACAAACGCTAGAAATGCACAAATATATAAATATATCCGACATTGAAAGTATTTATGGGTCGTCTGCTGGCGCAATTATTGGTCTTTTAATTTCGTTAAACTATGACCGAGAGACATTATATGATTTCATGATTAAGCGTCCATGGAAGGATGTATTTAATATAAAGATCGACAAGATATTAGATGCATATAGTAAAAAAGGAATTTTTGATGAAAAAACCATAGAAAAGTGTTTTAAATCGGCATTTGACGCAAAAAATGTTCCATTAGACATTACATTGGAGGCTTATCACCAGAATTTTTCGCAAATAGAGCTGCATTTGTTCACATTTGATATAAATAATTTTGCATTAGAAGATATCTCTTATTTAACGCATCCATCATTACAATTGTTAACTGCTGTTAAAATGTCATGTGGATTACCTATTTTAGTATGTCCTACGTTTATAGGCGATAAGTGTTATATAGATGGAGGCATTGTATGTAATTATCCTTTAAAACATTGTATAGAATCAGGTAAAAAAGAAAGTGAAATACTGGGATTAAAAAACGAATATACCAAAACAAAAATTTGCATTGATCACGAATCAACTCTATTAGAGTACATACTTAACTTTTTATACAAATTAATTCAGAATATGAATGCTGACAACAATACTACATTATCCATAACAAATGAAATATGTCTAGAGGCAAATTTAATGACATTAGATAGTTTGACAAGTTCCATAAATGATATCGAGACGCGCAAAAAATTGTTTAAAAAGGGCGAAGACATTGCTAACGAATTTGTTAAAACCATAAATAAATAATACAATGATGTTTATACATTATATTATTCCTTATTCCTTTGTCCTTGTTCAAGTTAATACCGTATTTAAAAACTGGGACAGAGTATCCTTTGATGGCTTGGCATCGTATTCAATAACCTGGCCATTTTTAAGCAATTTAATAGTAGGGAAGCCTTCTACATTGTATTTATCCATCATTTTTTCTACTCGTGCATTTTCGGTCGAGCAATCTATTTCAGTAAATATTACCGTGTATCCATTAACGGTTTTGTTTACATTATGCGTTTTCATTTCGTCCCAAATAGGTTTTGCTTGTTTACAATGAGGACACCAGTCTGCGTAGAAAAATAGTAATTCTGCTTCTGAGCTTTCGACACTACCACTAGATACTTGTTCACTATTTGCCCTATACATGGCATTTGTGCTGGGTATTATATAAAAATAATAATAAGATATGCCTACCAATATAAATAATATAGTGGCAATTATTAATAATAATGTGGAAGTGTTCAACGCCCCGCCAGCGGTTTGTATTTTATTTAACCAACTAGTGTTTGTAACTGGATTAATATTTCCTAAAATGGCATTGCTATTGTTCAGGTTTAAAAAACTGTTCATTTCTATAACTTGCCAAAAATAACATTTTTTTTTAACGAATATAAAAACATATTGATACAATTATCAATATGATATTAAGAAGTCCTGCTGGTAAAGTAATAATATTGCAAAAATATAATTTCAAAAACGATAGGCTTTATTATTCTACGATCATGTCGTATCTAACAACCTATTATATTAAAAAGCATTCTTAGCCAACACAAAAATTAATATGACCAGAAATGCTATAAACACATAATTGCTATACATGTTAAGGTTTACTTGATTAACCAGTTCCTTTGAATCACTATTAGAATTCGCATTTAACACATTAATTTGTAGGACACTTAAATATACAGTATACGCCAAAACACCAATAGTGATAAGCTTCATGAACAAACTAGTCTTTAAATAGTGTCTTAAAGGAGATAACACAAACATCACTATTAGCACTATAGAAGTGATTGTACACAAACAAATCGTTTTTGTGTTAAATGCTAGGTCTTTGAAATTGTGATCCATGATAATATATTGTAACAAGTTTATTTAAAACGGGGATTAATTTATTTATTTGAATATAATTAATCCCGACCAAAAAGAAAATTGATACCCTTCATAGTTATAACTTGCATATTTTATAACTATGTTCAAGCAATTTGCTAAATGTTTGATTACACCAATTACATATCTATATATATGTTACACAGTATCAGCTGGTGGCGCGCAAACAGTTTCCATCGATTTGGGTGGTTTATACAGTTTCACATTCATGTATTGTGGTAATTGCGTGTTGTATATATTTCTTTCTAACCAATAATCTGCCCAATGTTTATCATATTTTTTTTGGTCTGTTCTGTAATTTTTATTAAATAATAAAATACGAACATCATTTAATGTAACAATACATGTGGGATTAACTGTTAACTTTAATTCAAAATTGTTAATTTCTGCAGTAGAAAAAAACTGTTTCATCATTAATGGTCCTGTTGGGGACAACGAATGCTGACCATAATAATTTTTACCAACATTTTCAACAATTTTATAAATAGATTTTAATAATATTTCATTTTTTGGTTTACATATAATAATTGCATTATAAACACCTCCTTGGGAAGTGTCCACGTCTTTACAAAAATACTCTTTATCTGTTAATGTTATAAAATTAAAATTGTTTATACATGAATATTTAACATCTAAATATATTCCGCCATTTATATATAACATGCAATATCTCCATAAATCCGCTTTAAACGCATGTGGTATTAAAACATCATATGTATCTACAACAATGCTAGGAAAATTAGTTTTAATAAATTCGCGACACTCAGTTGCATCGCACAAATGATGAGTGAACAATGGATTACATGTTATAATATTTGATATACATTCAGACACCGATGGAGGAATAGCATTTTTATTGTGCCACGTTTGATAAATGTGCAATGGTATATGTTGTTCTGATACATTATTTGTTAAATAGGCGGATTTAATTTGTTGATTAATATAATTTCGTTTTATGCGTTGATTAAAAATTACTTGGTTTATGTGTTGATTAATAATGTAATTTCGTTTTATTTGTCGGGTCTTTGTTTTATTGTGATAAGTTAAAACATACATATATTATGTGTGTTTATTTTAAAATTCCTAAACACATTGGCTCGATTGTTAAAAAATTAAAATGCGATTTTGCATCAACTCGCCCATTTAGCAATAAAGATGAAATTAACCCGCAATCACAATTTTGTAATATAGACGATTTTAGAATTCATGATTGAATTATATAACAAACATCAACCAAAGAACGATAACGGGTCTCTCTCTCTGTTGGTTGGGGTAATTAAATTCGGATTGAGTTTTTTCTAAATTTATAATATGGTTACAATGAAACATAAACACAAATTAACCAACAAAACTCTAAAAAATAAACATATTTATAAAAAAAAAGATTATAATGCAAATGATGGAATGATAACAAGTGTTTGGGGGCCAGCTTTATGGCATTATTTACATACAATGAGTTTCAATTATCCAGTTAAGCCTTCTAGCGAAGAAAAAAAGCATTATAGGGATTTTATACTTACATTACAGCATGTCCTTCCATGCAAATATTGCCGAATAAATTTAAAAACGAATTTTAAACAATTGCCTATTACTGCAGCAGATATGAAAAATCGCGAAACGTATTCTAGATATATTTATAATTTGCATGAATTAGTAAACAAAATGTTAAACAAAAAATCTAATTTGACTTATTGCGATGTTAGGGAACGATATGAGCATTTTAGAGCGAGATGTACTGATGCAAAACCTTCTATTTTCAAATTTTCCAAATTTACTAGAAAGAAAAAAGAAAAAGGCTGCACGGAACCGTTATATGGAACAAAATCTAAATGTGTAATTAATATTGTGCCACAAAACACTAAGGGGGCCTCTATTAAAATTGATAAATTATGCATAAAACGTCGTTAAATCATTTCATGATAAGCAACTTAAATATATGTTATGTTGCTTATTATGAAAATATTGATATCTAGTTTGTGTCCTTTAATAATAAGCGGCTATTCTATACAACTAAACAAGCTAATCATACAACTGTTAAAATACGACAATAGTATTGAAATCGGTATTGTATGCTGGAATTTACCTATACCCATATCTTCATTGGAAGGATTTTCATTAGATGAACTAATAAAGCTAAGCGAAATGTTTAAAGTAGGGTTCGCCGTGACAGACGAGACGAAAGAAATATATAATAATGTTAAATTTTATATGCCTGGTCAACACGAAAACCATTGGGCCAAAATTCACGCTTTTGCACTACATTTTAAGCCTGACAAATTGTTGATATATCAAGACTTATTTTTGTTTGATACATATGATATATCATTGATTAAGTGTAAAAAATATATTTGGTTGCCGGTTCATAGTGCATATTTGCCGCATAGTTTGTTGCAGTTTGAGGATAATATAAATAAAGAAAGTTTAACGCTTAAACACTTACCATTTTTTGATAAAATATCAACTTTTTCAAAGTTTGGAGTGGATGTTTTGCATATGTTTGGTTACAACAGTGTTTTTATAAATCATATGGTCGATGAAAAATTTTTTTATAATATGAATGTTAAAAATGTTACTAGAGACAAGTTCTCCATTTTACCAACTGATTTCGTTTGTTTGATGGTGGCGAGAAATGGGGAAGCCAGCGATAGAAAGGCTTATTTTATCCAACTAGAAGCATTTGCAAAATTTGCGGAGGATAAACCTAATGCCAAATTGATAATTCATGACAATTACATTGGACCGCCACCTTTAATAAATATAAGTCAAATAATTGATGGGTTGAATATAAAATCCAAAATAATAGGGACTGATGTCACCTTTAGAAGTAACGAAGATATCCGAGAGTTGTATCAATTGGCCGATGTATTGTTATGTGCGTCCAGAAGTGAAGGATTTGGATTACCTATGGTAGAAGCTCAGTTTTGCGATTTATTAGTTGTCACCAACAATTGTACCTCAATGCCAGACAATACCTATTATGGAATATGTGCCGAACCTGATAGAATTTCTCAAAAGGTTTATAATAGAAATGCCTGGAGCGATCCATCGGTCAACAATATTGTTGGTGCGCTTAATGATATATACACTAATGATCTAGCTAAACATTCCATTAAACCAATTGATAAAACTCAATATGATGAAAACCTGTTGATAAAAGAATGGGTGACTTTTTTAGAGTTGGCTTAACTACCAAATGAGCTAAAATCATTTAAAAACGGTTGGGGTAAATAGTCTTCATTAATTGAATTATAATTAGGCACCTTTTTACATTCGAATGGTGATTCTGGACATCGTGCACATGCAGGACATGCCGGGCATGGTTCATTTCTGGCACATGAGCCTCCGGCGGGACATGCGGGGCATACTGGAGGAACAACTTGAGATTTGAGTATGTACAAATCTTCTTGACCAGATGGTATTTGCCAAGCAGGAATGCCTTGAACTAATGCGCTAGCACTGGCTCCTGGAGGACCAGGAGCACCTACACCAGGTAATCCAGGAGTTATGCCAGGACCCGGGGCACCTACACCGGGACCAGGTAATCCGGGAGTTATTCCAGGGCCAGGAGCACCTACACCGGGACCAGGTAATCCAGGAGTTATTCCAGGGCCAGGAGCACCTACACCGGGACCAGGCAATCCAGGAGTTATACCCGCACCAGCAGAGCCATAATCATTATTTACCGCGTGGTACGGAGCGCCCCCTGTTTTGTTGATGGCATGGTGGTTGCTTGTAGTAACTTGGCCATTATTGTTGTTTTTATGAGCTGATCCATTTTCAGTAAACACCGTAGTTCCATGTGAAGTAGTGACCTTTATAGCTTGATTGCCATTGTTGTTGTCGATTACTGCAGTAACTCCGTTTGGACCTACAAATTTAGTAACTGATCCATTGTTGTTACCAATTTGTGTGGTGTATCCTTCTCTAGATGAATTATTTTGTTGAGTAAGAGTAATAGGCTTTTGACCACTACCTAAAGTAACTGATAGTGTTTGTTCTCCGCTACCATTTGTTCTAACCACTAATTTTTCACCATTTCCTCCATAAAAAGTACTCCCATTTTGTAAAGAAGCAGATGAGCCAGTGTAATGATTGTAATTGTCATACCCGTTACTAGAGTGGCTGGTGTTATTATTGTCGTTATTAAGACGATTGTTGTTATTATTATTGTCGTTATTAAGACGATTGTTGTTATTATTATTGTCGTTATTAAGACGATTGTTGTTATTATTATTGTCGTTATTAAGACGATTGTTGTTATTATTATTGTCGTTATGACCATTGTTTGATGACCGGTTGTTCATATTAGTCATGGATTCCTGATTACAATTTGCGCCTAAAAATGAACATATTGCCAGCCCAAATAATATAATCAAAAAAAGAAATGTCGCTTCTGTATTCATTGTTTGTTGTATAATTTACATGGTGAAAAAAGTTTAAAATATAATTGAATTATTTTAATAATATCGTAATTATTGAAATAATTGTTAGCATGCCAAAATCAACTAATCTAGCTACCTGTTTGACTACAGATCAGTGCATATATGAAATAGGCGTAGACGAATCCGGGCGTGGTCCTCTATTTGGAAGAGTATATTCAGCAGCAGTTGTTTTACCTAAAGATGACAGTTTTGATCATTCAGCAATGAAAGACAGTAAGAAATTCCATTCAAAGACAAAAATAAATGACGTTGCTGAATATATAAAACTAAATGCGATAGCCTGGTCAGTAAGTTTTGTAGATGAGCAAACTATAGATCATATAAATATTTTACAGGCTACTCAGCAATCTATGCATAAATGTATACACGACGTAGTTAATAAACTATATACTATTAAAAAGGACACTTGTCAAAATTATTCAGTGCATCTGTTAATAGATGGAAATTATTTTAACCCTATTACGGTTATAAATGTCAATACAAACTTGAATATGTCCATACCTTATACAACAATAGAAGGAGGCGATAATAAATATACTGCAATCGCGGCAGCTTCCATATTAGCTAAAGTGGAAAGAGATAAGTACATTGATGAGTTATGTAAAGACAACCCTGAATTATGTGAAAAATATAGTATAAATACAAATAAAGGATACGGTGCTAAAAAACACTTGGATGGAATCAAAACGCATGGCATAACTATTTGGCATCGTCGTAGTTTTGGAATATGTAAGAATTATGCCTAATATAAAACCGATTTATATTTAAAAACTGTGCAAGTATAACTAACAGAATGCAAATGATAGAAGATAAATTTTTTAACACTAATAATAACCCCAATATTACAAAACCCGTTTACCCTTATGTAGATGTTATAACTAATTTAGAAATATATTGGCAACTATCTGATGACTTAAATTATAAAGAATGGTTTATATATTCAAATGAAGATTTATATGATAGTATTATGATGCAATCACAATTAGTAGAGGATATTGATTGTAAAATCAAAAAATGGTTTGAAAATAATTACCTCATAATGCAATACAAACTGGCTTACACCAAATATATGGTAGAAGGGGATCGTGGTAATCAATATTTGGTAGAAAAAGAACGTAATAAGAACTGCAAACGAGCCTATCCTCTATCTAGATTGTAATCAATAATGTAATCAATAAGCATTTAATAAATAAAATTGAAATGGAATGAAATATATACTGTAAAGCAATTAAATATACCCACGTAATATATACTAAATATGAAGATCATGATTTTGGATACGGAAAGCACTGGACTGATTGATAAAAACGTACCATTGGTGTATGCTAATTTGCATAAGTTTCCATACATAGTTCAATTGAGTTATATCATCATTGATACTGATGCGTATAACCTTGACATCATATATGATGAAATTTTAAAGATGCCTGATGGGGTTGTCGTAAGCGATATAAGTGCGCAAATACACGGAATAACTGATCATATGTCGAAAACCCTTGGCACAAACATTACTACGGTAATGTGCGATTTGTTAACAAATAGCGATCAAGTCGATTTGGTTGTGTGTCATAATATAGAGTTTGATTTGACGCTTCTTAAAGTAGAGGTAATGCGCGCAATAATAAATGATACAACGAGTGAAGCCGCACGGGATTTATATAAAAAATCGTTGGATTATTTGATAACCATGAAAAATACATTTTGCACGATGAAAGAGAGCATAGAACTATGCAATATTGAAAGAACCAATAGTCGCGGAAAGTATCTAAAGTATCCGACCTTGGCGGAGTTGCATAATAAATTGTTTGACCAAGAACCAAAAAATTTACATAATTCGTTGAATGATGTCTGCATAACGGCGAGATGTTTCTTCAAGCTAAAAAACAACATTGATATTAGAGATGTAAATAGTTATTTAAACCATAAAATTGCGCATTTGCTTTAATTATTAAAACAACCACAAAAAATACCCCCTATCACCACCATAATACACCCGCATGTATCAAATATATCATTACAACTGGAATGTTCATTTTCGCCATAACTATATTTTTTGTTTGGTGCATAAACATCATCAAATGTAACAAAAGGTTCCTTTATTGTTGGCGAGCTATTCATTTAAATACACGTATTTTTTTATTTATGCCTTTTTATTAATGCATTTCATTTTACAATTAGGCAGAACACATTTCACAAATATCATCGTCATCTATTTTGTTGGTAGTTGCCTTTTTTTCAGGCTCGATAGTGAACTGTTGGGCTTGATGTTTAGCCTTTCTTCTCAGATAATAAATGCCTGTTTTCAATCCCTTTTTCCAAGAGTAAAAATGCATTGAAGTTAACGTATTATATGTTGGATCCTCAACCCATAAATTAAGGCTCTGACTTTGACAAATGAATGCCCCACGATCCGCCGACATATCAATTATATGTTTCATAGGAATTTCCCATACAATCTTATATTTGTCTCGGATATGTTGTGACAAATTGGTTAATTGTTGAACAGATCCCTTATTAGCTATTATATTGTTTTTAACGTCTTCAGTCCATAAATTTAGTTCAATCAACTCTTTCATGAGATACTTGTTTACTACTACGAATTCTCCTGCCAAGGTTCGTCTAGTATATATATTACTTGTAAGTGGCTCAAAACATTCATTATACCCTAATATTTGAGACGTGCTTGCGGTGGGCATAGGTGCGACTAATAGCGAATTTCTTAGTCCATTGTCAATAATAGACTGCTTCAATTTGGACCAATCATAATTGTCTGCCGTTACATTCCACATATCAAACTGTAAAATACCTTTAGATGCAGGGGATCCAATAAAGGAACTATAAGAGCCACATAACTTTATATTAGCATCGTTAATGCTTTTAGGATTAATATCAAACTCGTTAGATATTTCCAACAAATCGTATCTGGACTTGTTTTGTGCAAATATATCCATTATCTTATATTTACGCTCAATTGCTAGTTCATTACTTTTTTCCAGTGCTGCGTGATAAATGGTTTCAAATATACAGACATTAATTTCCTTGGCCTTATCAGAATGAAATGGAACATCCATCAAAATAAATGCATCTGCTAGCCCTTGAACCCCAATTCCTATAGGTCGGTGTTTTAAATTACTTCTTCTTGTTTTGTCTGTGGGATAAAAATTAATATCAATCACCTTATTCAAATTATTCGTGACTACTTTTACAATTTTATGTAGTAACCTATAATCAAATTCGCGCGTTAATTCGTTGACAAAATTAGGCAACGCAATAGATGCCAAATTACATACTGCGGTTTCGTCTTTATCCGAATATTCAATGATTTCGCAGCATAAATTACTGGATTTAATTGTGCCTAAATTTTGTTGATTTGATTTAGAATTTGCAGCATCTTTAAAAAGCAAATAAGGTGTGCCTGTTTCCATTTGCGCATCCAATATTTTAAACCATAAATCCCGTGCATTCACTATTTTACGCGATTTGCCCAGTTGTTCGTAATTGGTATACAGTGTTACAAACTCTTGACCATATACGTCTGCTAGACCAGAGCATTCATTTGGGCAAAACAGTGACCACTTTTCATTATTTTTCACTCTCTCCATAAACAGATCATTCATCCATATGGCATAAAACAAATCGCGAGCCTTTTGCTCTTCGTCACCATGATTTTTCTTCAATTCCAAAAAGTCCTCAATATCAGGATGCCATGGCTCCAAATAAATTGCAAATGAGCCATTACGTTTACCCGACTGGTTAACATAACGAGCAGTACTATTAAATACTTTCAACATGGGCACAAGACCGTCCGTTTTACCATTCGTTCCTACAATATGACTATCTTTCGCTCGTATGTTATGTATATGTAGGCCAATGCCGCCAGCCCACTTGGATATTCGTGCGCAATCAGTGAGCGTGCTATAAATTCCATCAAGACTGTCACTTTCCATCGCAAGCAAATAACAACTTGATAGCTGGGGTCTAGGAGTACCAGCATTAAATAGGGTAGGGGTAGCATGCGTGAAATATTTCAACGACATCATATCATATGTTTCTTTTATTGCGGAAAACGGATTAGCGTCGTGATTGTTTAGGTGTATACCTATAGCAACCCGTAGCCACATATGTTGTGTTCTCTCTATAACCTTATTATTAACTCTAAAAAGATAAGAATGTTCCAGTGTTTTGAAACCAAAAAAATCTATTAGGTAGTCTCTAGAATAATCGACAATGGCTTCCAGTTGTGCAGTATTTGCTTTAACGTACTGCCATAATTCCTCAGAAATGATCGGCCTGTGTGTTCCATGTATATCAACAAACTGATATAGTTCTTGCATAACTAGATAAAACGAATTATATGTATTCTTTTGATGATTAGATACAATAATTCTAGAGGCAATCACCGAATAATCGGGGTGCACTGTTGCCATGGAAGCACATTGTTCAGAAGTCAACTCATCTATTTTAGACGTTTCAATAGTGTCATATAATTGATCAATAACCTTTATTGCGAGAGAAGAAAAATTGACTATAACACCCGCTTCCTCTCCTATTTTTTTAATACGATTTAAAATTTTGTCAAATGAAATGAATTCTAATTGTTTGGAACGTTTGGTCACACGCATGTCCTTGGAATTATTCATTATAAAGTAATTACTCAATGAACATTTAAACTGTTTCATAAATTAAAATAGAAAAGGACTTCCTATTTTAATTTTAAAAATATATATAAAATATATGAATAGAAAAATTATGATAGCAATTATGGCAATAATATTTGTAATGTCTGTGGTATGTTCTTCGTATTTTAGTAAACCAGAAGGATTTGAAAATTATACTTTAGATGATGCGACCGGTTATGTTCCAGCCGATGAAACAAATGTTTTGGTGCAAGATACCTACCCTATAACGGGCATTAATGGGATATCCAACAATGGATCAAACGATATATGGTGGTGGTATCCAACTTTTAAATTAGGATCCTATGCCCAAATAACCAACAATATAAGATATCCAAGTCGACCAGATGAAGGGACTTGTATGCCCGCGAGTATGTGTGGATCATTATATAAAAAAAAACATATAAGAGATAATCATGTATATTCATTACCGCCAGTAAATCAACACAAGGGAACACGCATAGGATATTTTACAACTCCGTCAACAAATTTAGTACTACCTTTCAAGTCTGTTGTTACCAATTTATAATATATAAAAGCCCTAGTTATAAATAATAAGGCATCATACTGCTTTTTAATAAACACCCAACATATTGGTCCTTTTCTTTTTCTTTTTCCTTTAATACATTAATCGTCTTTAGATATGGCTCCGTATTGATTTTCAACAAACATCCTTTATCATCATTGTTGTTACAAATAAATGGTTTAAGTTTCGGTTTTTTATTGGGTGCTCGATGTGCGCACCCGGTAACTCTCTCTTCCAATATAATATTCCAAATATGTTCCAATTGTTTTACATTTTCATTAAACCATTGTTTATTTCTCAATACAAGCACACAACTTAATTTATCCAATTTCCAATAAATACTTTTAATCCATATTAATCCGCGTTTTTCGTGAGCATTATGTTGCTCATCAAACCACTCGTCGATGTCGGATTTTGCAATGATATGTAGGGGTTTATAAACGTAAAAAGGCTTGTTTTCTTTTGTATTAAAATGCAGCATAAGTCCTTTTTGCTCAGAAACTGTATCGGCATAAAACGCCGTTTCATCTGGAAATTCAATAAATTTGGTTTCTAGAAAGTCGCATTTATCTAAATTGCATACTTCCATCTGTAATTGCATTTGTATCCAATATTCTTTTTTGGGAATTCCAGTAATAACCCTCGATACGACATTTTTGATTTCCAACATGCGTCCATAGCGATCCGATCCTTGTTTAATATTTATGCCATCAGGAGAAGCTCCGATGAATTTATATAATGGATGAGGCATGCAACCAAATTCCTCTACTTCGGTGTTATACATCGCTTCATATAACATAACAGATAGAGGTTCATATTTTTGTCCCCAGTGAAGCGGCGTATTAACATTTACCATTTTATTGTTGTCTTCATCAGTAGCCTGTTTAATAGGCTGGCATTTTTCATAAATTAATTGGTTTTGCGCAGCCTGGCTTTCGAATGCTTTGTATGCGTTACTTGCCGTAATTAAATTGTTCCTAAATGCATACCACTCGTTCGTTCGCTGAACAGGTTGTGGCACAGATCGAAGCGTATTTATTTGATTTTCAATAAAGCTATTTTCAATCTCTTCTTTAATATCGTGTTGACAAGTAAGGTCGGCACCTTCTTTTACAGATCGTTGAGGTATAAACGCAATGAGGAATAGTTCTAATGCATATTCCAATAAACAGTCAATATCATCTTCCACACTGTCATTTTCTATAATATTATTTTCAAATTTTATTATACAAAATTCCTTCACATTGGTAATGAGCGTTTCTTCAAAATCGGGTTCGCTAATTGCCGTCGGATTTTCAGTAACATATTCATTAAATAGTTCAAAGGCCGTTTCTATAAAATCTATAATGGTTTCCTCCGTGAAAATACTAGCCGGCTCTAAAACCGTAAGTTCATCTAATAGGTTATTTAGATCGGGTAAGTCGTATAAATACATATTACTGTTATTGTGATATGTGTTTAAGTTATATATAACAATAATTAGTCTATTTGCTAAGACTAATTATCGGGGGCATTTTTTAAACCAATTTTATTTTTAATAGTACCTTGTAGCTTTTTAGGCGGCAAAGATTTGGATGTGGATACCCTCTTTTCTACATTTTTAATAGTGAAATGTTTCGTTTGTTTAGTATAAAATAGCCCTGGAATTTGTTTAATAGTGCCATTTTCTTTATCATACACAACTTCTTTTACTTTAGATAATTTTTTTCGGTCAATGGCTTCTTTTAAAAATTGCAATAATAACAAACTTTCTTCGTTGTCCAAGTTATTAGTTGTCGTATAACTCATAACAAAATCGTATAATTTATGTAGCTTCATCGTTTTATTTAATTTAGTCCATGGCTCATTATCATTATTTGATTTTTCGGTTTCTAAAAATTTGTTTAGATTAGATAGATCGTCTGAAAACGCCGTTTCTACTAATTGTTTACCATTTAAAAGCATTGTTTTATACTTAATGTTTTTTAGTTCGAGACATTGCCCTTCTTCTATAATTTCATTTTCCATTTATATATTATATTAACATCTTAAGTTTAACTAGTTTTAAAATAATATAAATATAAATTTAAGATTTGTATTTATATTATTTTATAATTATAATTATGACTGATAGCAAACAGATATCTATCAATGGCACCAATAACCGATATCAAATTAAAAAAATAACAGCTGACAAAGCAGTTCCCAAAAAAAGAATTATAAGTGAACAGTGGGGACTAAACGAAGACTGCTGCGCATATGATAAACAACTACAACTGTTGCATGAACTGTTTTTCGATGATTTGGCCGAAAATACGTTACCTGATAGGGATCCCTTATTAAAAATAACGATGCAACAAATTAACAGTAAAATTTCTGGCTATAAAAGGCAGGATATATCCAAGAACCTATTGGACGTCTCTCTATTCATAAGTTTCGCCGATATTGTATGTAGTCTCCTTAAGAGTGAATTAAAATGTTATTATTGCAAGAACCAAATATTAGTTTTATATGATATGTCGAGAGAAATGACACAATGGACAGTGGACCGAATTGATAATAATCAAGGACATAATAGAGATAATTACCATATTGCTTGTTTAAAATGTAATCTTGATAGAAGAAGACAGTCGGATGACAAATTTTTGTTTACAAAGCAACTCACTATCTTGAAACATTGTTAAGGTTTTTAAGGGTTTTAAGGGTTTTAAGGGTTTTATGTTTATTAAAGGGTTTATATAAAGGGTTTTTTAATATATTATAAACATAAAGCATTATGGAATGGAAATGGACTAATGGTGAACCATATGAACGAAGTAGGCGAAAACCGAAACCAGTGTATGAAACTGAAAATACGAATAGACAAACGGACAACGATGCTTATTCATCTTCACTAAATTATGACGAAAACACCTGGGACATTTTAAATCAAAGCTCATCGAATGAAGGGTTTAAATCTTCTAATAAGAGAGAAGAATTAGACACTAAAATTGCGGATAGGGAATTAGTAAAACAGACTGGATATAACCCATTTTTAGGAGAAAATGATTATGTGGAAAATATGTCTATTAGAGATCAGTTTTTAAAACCATTGAATACATCATCCGATAAAGTACAAGGTACTGCTGAGAATTAATGAGTGCTATTCAGGCACATGGTGTGTAATAATCTATTCACGTAGTATGCTAAAACAGCATTAAACATTAACATGACGGCGTGTACAATGAACATCATATTGAACTTTTTAGGCTGATACACAATGGCCGATACTACTCCAATTAAGGACAATATAATCATGACGAAAAAGAACATTGCCATAAAGTAAAAGTACACGCAATAATCGCGACTTAAAGGACCAAAATAGGCGTTCATTAAACCCGTCATATATAAATTAGGTAATATTTTATTTTGGTTTTATTTGGCTAGTTATATTTTTGTTTTTTATGTATAATTACTTAAACAAACGTTGTTTAATAGTTCAATGACTAGTTTAGAAAAAACTACCTATTCTACGCAGAATGATTTATTGCTCACCAATTTACTTGATTTTTATAAAAATAGCGACAACATAGATTTAATGTTAAATATTATTACAGGAACCTCTAAAGTATCTTTAAGAATTGTAGATTGGTTTGCTACGAATTATGCAAAAAAAAATTATACTTACTATGATGTTGACATAAACAACAATACAAAACGGCTAAAGGTATATTTCGATTATAAATTGAAATTAAAGGCGTATAGTAAAAAGAGATTTGATCCTTTTTGTAGGTGGGATCGCATTAGTATACCTTATAAACACGGGGATTATATCGAAACAACTATTGGGCAGCTGAATTTTTTCAAGTGGGCTATTGAAAACAAAGTTCTAGATTATATTAAGGATAATTATGATGTGATAGAAAAGGATATGAATAGCCGTAACACCACATCTAAAAGGAAAGAAGCTGTAGACAATATAAACACCAAAACAAGAAAGAAGAGAGAAGAATTATCCATATCGGCCACTAAAAGTATAAAAAAGGAGGATATTGAGATTGTTCTTACTTTTAATTAAAAATAATATAGAGTTTTATTTAATACTATTTTTAATATAACATTACAAATGGGGAACGGTCCATCTATTGAAGCGTCCTCATATAAAATTAATTATGAAGATGTTCAGTATGTATTAAAAAACAAGGAAACACATGTTTTAATAAATACATTATCTAGCAACGAACAGTATTGTTTGCTTCCTAATACGCTCGACATAACTAAAGAAGAGCAGCTAATAAATACTTTTATGCAGCACGGGAAAAAGGAAATAAAAATTATCATATATGGAAAACATAATAACGATGAGACTGTTTATAAAAAACTGACCCAATTGAAATCCCTAGGATTTTATAACATATATATTTATGTGGGCGGTCTATTTGAGTGGTTAATGTTGCAGGATATTTTTGGGGAGGAACTATTTCCCACAACACAAAAAGAAATGGATTTCTTAAAATATAAGCCGAAGAAAATCATGGATATACACTTGATCGATTATTAACCACTATAATACACTAGTTGTTTTAACGTGTCTAATTTGTGTTTACATTCTTTATGTAAAATAACGGATTGTTCTTTTGAATAGTCTGTTATAAACAACCCATTATCTATGTATTGTAATACGCGATTTTCTAAATACGGAATGGCGCGTTTGGTAGCATCAATATACGTCAAATTTTCTTTCATCATACCATACATGATACATCTATCTGGGTCAAATGCGCATAATAAATCGGCTTCTCTAACAATATGGTAGGCCAATTGATACTCTGGAATAATTGGAAATCCGTGTTTGGTTACAGTTGAATACGACATGGTGGATATTATTTTAGTAACTGTTTCCATTTCATTCATAGTCATGTACGGTTGCATATATATATTCATTTCACACGTAGATTGGTATTCGTCTACATATTTTTTGTCACACATATCGTGTAAAATAGCGGACACATCAATAATCGTTTTTTGAGTAGACAAATAAGGACTATTTGACAGTTCGCTGTTATATATTTTGTTTGCCGTATGAAACACGTCCATACTATGCTTAAGCGAATGTGATTCGTCAATATTAAATTGTTTACTAGTATTTATTACATACTTAAAGGCTAAGTTGATTACATTAGAGCACGACATGAGTTTCATTATATAATAATATAGGAGGTTCTTTATAAATGAGTTTCATAAATAATTGTTTATTGTTTTATTTTTATAGTTTTATTTTCATTGTTTTATTTTCATAGTTTTATTTTCATTGTTTTATTTTCATTGTGTTGTTCTTTTTTATATATTGTTTCTCTGGCATTTCACAAATTACCTTATTTATATTTCTTTTCAAATCTTCATACCGTGCCCATTCTAATTTCTTCCATCATATAATCCAATAAAGGTTGAAATATAGATTGGGTATTACTTTTGGTATATTTCCAATTTGTATTTACCACTTTGGGGCAATTATTACAAGTAATTGTTTCGTGTTTAGATAATATTTTTCCAACTTCATAAATCATTTTTTCAGTTGGTTCTAAATATCGTTCATCTTTATTTCTGTAATAAAACTCTTTACTTCGTTTGAACGGACACCATCGTAATTCAATCATTTCAAGTTTCAAATATAATGATGATAATACCAATAACTCAATTGTAGTTTTTCCAAATATGTTTTCGCACCATTTTTCTATTTTGGCATTTGTTAGTTTTTCAGTTCTATCAACTAAAACATCATCTAACAACTTGTCAGTTATTTTTAATTCTTCAAAATCAATTTGGGTTACTAATGTAGGATTGTTGATTATATTTTGTTTAGCAGTTTCTATAATTCCATTACAAATAGAACACCAATCACAACTTATTATAAAAGATTTAGTGTTTGGGTTTTCATCAATATCCAAAAAAACTACATTCTTATCTAAATTATGCAATGCTGGTTTTAGAGGAACAAATAAACATTTCATAATCATTTTTAGAGATGATTGATGCGGATATATTTTTAAAAGCTCAATTAAAGTTCCTACTAAATTATATGCGCCCAACCCATTACATATCATACATTTTGAAGTTGCTTTAGATAATGATTTTAATAATAGTTCTTCATCCATATAATTTAATTATTTAATAATTTTTAACAATAAAATAATATTATTAGTAAATGGCAACCAATCTTCTATAAAAATGTTGTAAGACCCGCCCACGACCTCATACAGGAATTTGAAAATGTCTATAAAATGAAATGCAGAGGCGAATATTACTACAATGTAATGATGTGGAGAAAAATCTAATGAGTATGAATAACATTATGTGTGGAGACTTTAGAAATCATTGGTTACAAAAACCATGATGATGCACCTGTATATAATATTTTAAATATTGCATAATATTATATGGCCCAAACGGCACAAGTAGCACCAATATCATTAATAACCTATTTGTCGTGCATTATATCTCGACTATCATATTTTAACAATGATAATTTTATAGATAAATATACACGCATATTAAATATTAAAGAGTTATCAGCACAATTGACAAAAATAAAGAACGTTTCCCATAATAACATATTTAACCCGTCCGTATCTAATTTGATACCAATAAGTAAACAAATTAATATTATTAATTATAAGGATTTTAATAAAGATGCTGGATCGTCCACTAATGCTAATATGAAATATATTATAATATCTACCTCAAACTATTCAAGTGTGTTTTTAATAGCAGATAAGAGAACAAATTCTATTTTCATATCATTTAGAGGAACGTCGTCGCTTAAAAGTGGTCTATCGTATGTGAAATTGACGTCCACACTTCCATTTGAAACGTGCTCTAAAACCAAAGATGGATATTTATTGGGTGTGTTTAAAATAGTGGGGGACGTATTTTACACAATTAGCGAAGGAATAAGATTTCTCTCTTCACATTTTTTGAAAACAACAAACATAAACCTCATTTCTACTGGACATTCATTGGGCGGCGGTTGTGCCCAGATATTCTCGTATTTATGGATTAAACGTAACCCCACATCTAATATATGTTGTACGACATTTGGCGCCCCTCGCGTGATGAATGGTCCATTGATTGAGAAATATATTCACCTTATTACTAAGCGCAAAGTTCTTTTTGAGAGAATAATAACAGATGGCGATCCATTTGCTAAGCTATCCCCTAAAACTACCGGATTACCTGCGGCACGAACGTATTATCATGTAGATGATTATGATGAAAAACTTACAAAAGTGGCATTATTTTGTACAAATTACAAAAAAACGAAAAAAGTAATATGTGGGCTGAAAAATAAAACGGCCCGAGCTAAAATAGACGTATCTAACCATGGTAGTTATTTGGGCATTAATTACGATAAATCTGCACAAGGATTAACCGACCTGAAAAAAGAAATACACCGCGACAACAAGTCGAATACTATATGTAGAATAATTATAGGCAGCAGCAACGCAGTAAATGACCCATCTAAAGTAGTTTTTTTTAATTTACAGGTAATAAAAACGCCTAATAGGGGGTTTGTTAAAAATATAACTATGAAAGTATCAAAAAAATTATTAACTGATTATAAACACCAAGACATATATATGAACACGCGTATATTTAATAAGCTAATTAAAGATAGTATACCAATAGAGACGGACGATTTAAATCCACTGAAAACAGATACTTATTCAAACATAGAAGAATTGGTAAATAGTAGTGCTCCAAAGAAGGAGTTAATATGCGCCTAATAAATATGCACCTAACATGATAATGTTTCTTTATCAAATACACAATTGACGGTTGACGCGGTTGACGTCCATATAAATGCTTTAATATCAGAAAGCCAGTTTGATAGTTGGTCAGGACATTCGTGAATATCTACATTTCCATTTAATACCAATTGCTTTGCACAAACACAGCTAGGTAGGCTAGTGTCTAACATTTCTTCGTGATATCCGTGACAGTTTGTTAAATAACTTAATTCTATATTGTTTTCTCCTGCGCGCGATCGTTTTTGAATTCTGTCGTAGCAAATAATAGGCACCGTTTGCACGTATACAATTTTATCAACCTTGAAACAATCTACAAATGTGTCAAACCATTTGATATAGATACTGTAATTTTCTAGTGAAATGTTATTATTATCAAATAACATTTTCGCAAATACCATTTTATCTGTGTATAAACTCCGCTCTGTAATAATGATGCAATTGGAGTTTCTTTGTAAGGTTTCTTTGAGAATAGCCAGTCTAGAAATATAGGCCATCATTTGAAAAGCAAAGGCGTGTTTTGACTGGTCTTCGTAAAACAATTCCAACATGGTTTTACCGGATATATCTTTAATACATGCCCAATCATCTACAGGCTCTTTTAAAAACAATACGCTACTATTGTATTTAAAGTGTTCTTTTAAATTGGCTAAAAGAGTAGACTTACCTGACCCAATATTACCCTCGATGGATATAATGAGATTATTATTGTTTTGGCTGTTGAACATTGTGTATGATTTATTTATACTTAAAGTAGGGTCGTTATTGACATTCAATTTTATAAAAAAATGAATTGAATAATTGGTCTACATAATAAGCATAAACATACCCAACCTATTATACATCAAAATGGATTTGCAACAAAGAAAACTAAACAGAACCGAGTGGGATTCCTTAGAAATTATCGTTTCTGACGATGAAATGAAAATATTAACTCTTATCCAGTCAGGATTTAAGAATGTAAATATCCGCGTGAACAACACGTTGTCAGTGTTTACCTTTTTAAAGATAGAGTATAATGAAAAAATGGAGGATTATCTATACAATGTTTATTTGCGCAAGGATTGTGCGACAATTGAAGACAATATTCAGTTACTTGATGCCAAATATGTTCCTCTAAACATAAACGTCAACGCGCAAATAAATTCTGCCGACAAAATTAGGTTGGAACGCAACGACGTTTCCAGCATTAAAAAACACGATATTTACGAATATGTTTTGATGAAGCATATGTCCAAACTGTTAGAGTATGCTTCTAAGCCAACGAGTAAAAAGTTTATGTATTACTATTTCACGCTATTCAAACTTCATCAAAACAGTGTGATAAAGGTAAATAGACATATCGTCTATGTCGTCACTAAGTTATTGGGTATTTTAGATACAACTGTGGATATATCCGCGGTTATAGAAAACTCAGTCGAGTTTGTTGAAAAAAACAAGGTGCTATTGAAATACAACGATTTAACCTTGTATGATCATCAAAAGGAGATTTTCAACATCTTTAAACAGAGTAGCGCGGTTGATATTAGTGTGCCGACTTCAAAGGTTAGCGAACCGACTTCAAAGGTTAGCGAGCCGACTTCAAAACTAGTGTTATATATGGCTCCCACGGGAACAGGGAAAACATTGACACCATTAGGCTTATCCGAAGCCAATAAGATATTGTTTGTATGCGCCGCAAGACACGTAGGATTAGCATTGGCGAAATCGGCCATTTCTATTAAAAAGAAAATCGCCTTTGCGTTTGGATGCGAAACTGCCGACGATATTCGATTACATAATTACGCCGCAAAGGATTACGTGCGAAATGCTAACGGCGAGCATATTAGATACAAAGGTGGTAATAAAAAGATCGACAACGGAATAGGCGACAACGTCGAGATAATGATTTGCGATATAAAGTCGTTCTTGACAGCAATGCATTATATGAGGGCATTTAATAAAGACGCTGATGGTAACGATAGACATGACAATATCATCGTTTACTGGGATGAGCCCACTATTACACTGGATTATGATAATCACGAATTTCATCAGATCATTAAAAAGAACTGGCGTGAAAATTTGATACCCAATATGGTCTTGTCGTCGGCGACGTTGCCTAAAATACACGAGATCAGCGAAACCATTGGCGATTTCAAAAGTAAGTGTAGAGGGGCGACAATCCATAATATTATGAGCTATGACTGTAAAAAGAGCATTCCAATCGTAAATAAGAATGGGTTTGTTGTGTTGCCGCACTATTTGTCGGACGACTACGATGAGGTGTTAAGAATAGCAACTCATTGCGAAAACAACAAGACATTGTTGCGGTATTTTGATTTAAAAGAGATTGTGAATTTCATTATGTATGTGAACAAAAACAACTTTATGCCCAACCGATGGAAACTGGAGCGGTATTTTGACGCATTGTCTGATATTAATATGACAGCCATAAAGATATATTATATAAAACTATTGCAAAATATATTGCAGGGCACTTGGGGTGCAATTGCAGTGTATTTCAAGTTAACTAGGACACCTAGGATTACTGAAAATGTAAATGTAGACATAAAGGGGAACAAAATAACCAAGACAACTAGTTTGGGTCCTGGTGTAGTTACGGCTCATCGTGTTCCCTTATTAGCTGGTCAGCCGGTAACACGACTTGTTAGTTGTGACAGTATTGATGTCAAATCTGGAGAACCGCTGCCGGGCACGTCTGGCATATACGTGACAACAAAAGATGCGTATACCTTGACGGATGGTCCGACCATATTTATCACGAATGATGTGGAAAAGATTGCCAACTTTTGTATTCAACAGGCGAATATTCCTTCTATTGTTATGGAAGATATTGCCAAGAAAATTTATTACAACAATGGACTAAACGAAAAAATTTCTTCCTTGGAGAATGAACTGGAATTTGTAAAGGAACAATGTGAAAAAAGCATATCTAATGGAGATACGGCGACAAACAAGGGGAACAAATCTGGGGGTAAGGATAGTAAAAAAATGAACAGAAATAGCCCAGAGGAAATGCCAGACAGAAACAAATTGTCTACGCTGACAAATGAAATAAATGCGTTGAGAAGTAAGCTGAAAGTGGTTTTGTTGAATGATGCGTTTGTGCCTAATAAATACGCGCACACGCAAAAGTGGGCGCCGAATATTGATACCACCAACTGTTATACGTCGAATATAGATGAAGACGTTGTGAACGAGATTATGTTGTTGGCGGGAATAAACGATTCCTTTAAGATATTGTTGATGATGGGCATAGGCGTATTTATTACGCACGACAACATAAAGTATACAGAAATAATGAAGAAGTTGGCGGATGAACAGAAACTATATATGATCATTGCGTCGAGTGATTATATTTATGGAACGAATTATCAGTTTTGCCATGGATACTTGAGTAAAGACTTGAACTTGACACAAGAGAAAATCATACAGGCAATGGGGCGAATTGGTAGAACAAATGTTCAGCAAAATTATACGGTGCGGTTCAGAGATGATACACAAATAATGAAACTATTTACAGATGAGACGGACAAGCCTGAGATAAATAATATGAACCGGCTATTTAATTCAGAGACTGTTTAATTCAGAGGCTATTTAATTCTATGAAATTTATAAAAAATGTATGAAAAATTTATAAAATGCAGAATAATATAAAAAATAAAAATAAAATTGATTTTTTTATAACAATAAAAGAACCATCATAATATATAATGAACGACCAATCACCTAAATACATAACCAAATTAAGCCATAAGGAGTTTCATATCATTATGAACCGTCCTCAGTTTAAAAACGACTTGGCAGGACAAGATGCGGACGATTATGATGCATTTATTGATAAAAAAATACAAGAGTTTATAAAAGCGCATAATGATAAAGTTACTAAGGATAGAATGCTTTTTGATTTTAAAAACGATTAACAAAATTAGAATATATTTTATAGAATAATTTACCCTTGACATATTTAACCACTTTTTTTGCTACCAAAGCTTCGGTAGCAAAAAAATATAGGGGGGGGGGGTGTATTAATAACAATGATTTTACTTATGGCATGACCAGTTGTCGTGTTAGATGATTGCTTTGCCAACTGGCAAAGCGATATTTTGTCATAATTATATAGGCAGTTCTTGTAAAATTAACAGTTAATGAATGTTTTTATTTATATTATGACCATCTTGCGTGGCAGCATCTTGCTTTTGTTGCAACAAAAGCAAGTTTTACAGAATACTTTCTCCTTCATATTTTAACCCTATTTTTTCGTTTAAAATACTTAATTGTTCTTGCAAATCATATTCTGTAGGCAATACCATTTTTATGTTTAATCTGTTACCGTCTACTCTTTTTTCGTAGACTAAATGGGGTTTATCTCTTGTAACAATCAGTGAAACATATTTGGGTAGAACAGGTCCTTCTTTCTCGGGGTAGATATTATTGTCTAAATCATCTACTACTTTATTCGCCTGAGCAAGTTTGTCTGCAATAGACACCTTATTGGATTTGGTAGTAGCCCAAGGTTTATCCAATTTCGGATGTTTTTCAACTTTGAAGAACTGCCTTGTTTTGTTTTGTTCTTTGTTATATACTTCATCATAATAAACTACGTATTTTCTTAACTTGTCGTGCGTAATTCCATCGGGTAAATCACGTGCATTATATTTTCGTTCTCTCTTAGTGCCATCTTTTATTCCTTTACTGTTTTCTTCTTGTTCTTTTCTGGTTGCAATACGCAAATTGTCCCACGTATTATTTAATGGGTTTTGATCTATATGGTCTACACTAATGTTTTTTGTACCTTTTCCATTACCATAACATCCTGTTATAATTTGATGGATGCCTAATCCAGAAGTTTTCCAGTGAGCCGAGATATATCCGTTTGTCGCTTTCCAAAAGGTCAATTTTTCGCCGTTATTGGATTCCTTTTCAAAATCTAATATTTGTTGATAACTTTTATCACACAATTTACAAACAGTATCCTTTTCACAATACATCAACAAATATTCTTTACCATTTTCATTGATTTTCCATATAGGATTTTTCATCATATTAGCAGTTTGACCAGTTGTTAGGTAATGCCCAGCAATAGTGCCAATTACATTATAATTGTCGGTAACATATTTGTGATGTTTGTGAAATATATCTACATTACACCGTCGCATATCAAATTTATTATTATTTTTAAACACATGATACGTGCTTTCAAAGTTGTCGTCAAATATAAATTGCAAATAATTTACTCTTTTGTAATTATAACTAAAAGAAGGATAATCATCATGCAAATTTAGGTAGGTAAATTGTTTGGTGCAATTAATAATTCGGTCTTTATCTTCAAAATCAAGCAAATATTCTTTGTCGTTGTATTTAATAACGTCGCACATTAATACTCGGTTTGTAGAATAAACAGGTTTCATATTAGGGTTGTATACAGTAGACGTAGTATGCAATGGATATTCATTTTTTTTATAATAAGCCAGCGAAAAGGGATTGTATTCTTCCATGTTATAAAATATATAACATAGAATTGTTTAAGTTGGTTTTTTGAAAATATAATATATATCCGATTTAATTCGTTTAATCTAACCCATTCCGCTCAATTGCTATAGGCCAACCCGCCCATACCACTCATAATGCGTAGCACATTGTAGTTAGTTGCGTAGACACGAACCTTGGCGGTCTTGGTGCCCTCAACGGTAGCATTTGAGAGCACAAGTTGGAGGGTCGCGTTATCAATTCTGGAGAAATTGCACGTACCTGAGGGCTGGTGCTCTTCAGGACGTAGAGCAAAGGAGTATACGTTAATACCTTCATCTGGGGATCTGGTGTGCGCCTGGTAAGGCTGGACCCAGGAGAAGTAGGTACCTTCACGCTCTGAGAAGCGATCCTGGCCGTTGAGCTGTAACTTGGCAGTAACAACGGGGTTCTGTCCCCAACAGTGCATATCAATAGAGGTCTCAGATAAGACGAAAGTGCCGGCATCAGAAACACCCGCGTTGTCCAAATGTGAGCCACCATTGGCGAGTTGAGCAGCTAGATCTCCATTAACGGGAACAGCTGGTCCACCTAAGTTGGCTTCATCATAAGGGTTGGTGGGGCCATGCCAGTATCCGGTGAAATTGGCATCAGGGATATAGTCAAGGGCACCGGCATCCTGGAATAATCCGCGAGCATCAATATAAGCGCGCGAGTCAGCAGCAATAGAGGCGGGTCCACCGAATGCATGAATAGCATTGGGGAGCGCATCAATAGCATCGGTGTAGTTGAAAGGCTGAGCACCTAGAACCTTGAATAAAAGAGCATCACATGTTAAAGAGGAACAGTAATCAACGTTCTGATCAGGCTGCACAACCCAGATGAGTTCCTTGACGGGGTGATTGAAGTTCAACTTGATCTTGTTACTGGATGAACCAACGGATTCATCACCAGTGAACTGGAGCTGAGTAATCAAGTATTCGTGGGGGTTCTGGGCCATACGTCGGCGTTCGTCAGTGTCCAAAAACACGTAGTCGACGTATAAAGAGGCAGCAACCAAAGACTGGTTATAGGCAATAGTGGCGGGAACGGGGCGGCCAACAGAGTACTGTCCTGATGCACCTGAGTAAGGATTGGTGTTGCAGTTGAGGGTGGTAACCGCCCATAAGCACTCATCAATAGGACGAATATCAAGGTTAATCTTGACCTCGTGGTACTGGAGAGCAATCAAAGGAAGGGCGAGACCAGGGTTGGTGCAAAACCAGAATTGAAGGGGAACGTACAAAGTGGTTTCAGGGAGAGCGTTACGGGGAGCGCACACTTGGCGGGGAGCGGCAGAGTCGCAAGGACTTTCAACATCAGAGAAGGAAGGATCGGTGATGAATGTGAGCTGGGTGGTGTTACCGATCATCTTGAAGTAACCTCTGAGCTGTTCAGTGGTCATGGTGAGTTGGTTCCAAATGTGCATCCAGTCACCGTACTGGCGGTCGATGCGCTGACCTCCGATTTCGACTTCAACCTGGGCGACAATTTGTTCACCGGGGAAATCTAACCAACGAGCATAAACACCAGTGCTCTGTCCGGTGGAGTAATTTCCAAGACCCATAAGTTGATTGATTTCAGGGAGAGTGACCTGAAGATATGTTCTGTAAGCAAGATCACCGTTTCGACTAATCACACACTGCACACGGCGACCGAAATCGGCTTGGCCATTGAAAGTCTGTTCAATCGATTCAATTGCAAAGTTTGTGTAGCGTCTGTAGGTGACTTTCCAAAATGTAATTTGAGGATTTCCGGTAAGATAGACATCTTGTGCGCCATAAGCGACTAATTGCATTAAACCACCGCCCATTTTTATAATATTGCTAAAGAAAAAAAAAACAAAAATTTTAATTTAATTAATTAATTAAATTACAATTGATAATTAAATTGTGGGGGCAATTAATTTAATAATGGCATTTATTAAATCAACAAATATAGCGTTAACGAGGCAAATGGGGTAAATCCAGGTTCGATTTTAAGAAATTGGTTAAATATTCGTCATTAAACACTTCCTTTTTGTTTTCGTGTTTTTTTGTAAAAATATATGACTGTTTGTTCTTTTTAATAGTCCACCCACTTTCTATTGCGTTAAACATTAAAGACATTTTTTTATATAAAAAAACATCCGTTGTGTAACCACTATTCAATTCATATTTTAGTTCAATATTTTGATTATCGTTCATTAATTAAAGATAAGAAAACTTAGATAATAATTGAACTAATTTTATATGAATTAAGGTTTTTTTTAATTAAACAGAAACTATGTAATTATACAAATAAAATATGCCTGCTTTTAAGCCAAAACCTACTAAGAGACTAAAATGTGGGAAAAAGACGTCTCTGACTTTAGATAATACTCATAAAGACTTTTTACAAGAGTTTGCTAAAGATTTGACTGACAAAATACCTAAATTGAAAACTGAAAAGGCTAAATTAAAAAATACGTTACAGCATGAAACCCGAATTGAGGAACGACTAGACTTAAAAGACAGCATCGAGGCTATAACAAAAGAAATTTGTACTTTACAAATAAAGAAAAAGGAATATTTTTTAGACAATTCAAAACATATATTTGATTATTTTGAAAACAAGAAAAACATTTCGTTAAATAATAATACAGACAATAATAAAAATCTGATGATTAACAATTTTTTCAAAATTAAACAAGATGATTGTGTAAATGTAGGTAATAACATCGTGGATAAAAATATTGTGCAAAAATATTTATCAAATATAAATGATGACGCGTTTTTAAACATTAATTCATACATAAATCCAACTGATGTTTGTCAATATTGTCATAAAGGGGAATTAATACCGGTAGATGATGAAGGCATTCTTGTATGTAACTTGTGCGCTAAAATAATTCCATACTTATTGGAAAATGATAAACCATCTTATAAAGAGCCTCCTAACGAGGTATCGTTTTATGCATATAAACGAATAAACCATTTTAAAGAAATCTTGGCCCAATTTCAAGGAAAAGAAACTACTCAAATTCCATCTGAAGTAATTGAAAATATTAAACTTCAGATTAAAAAGGAGAGAATTGATTTGAGTGAAATTACAAACGCAAAAACCAAGGAAATTTTAAAAAAATTAGGCTATAATAAGTATTATGAACATATACAATTTATCAAAGATAAATTAGGTATTAAACCGCCTATAATGACCCCTGAATTAGAAGGAACCATGTGTAATTTATTTATGGAATTGCAATCCCCTTATTCTAAATTTTGCCCTGGCGATAGAGTGAATTTTTTAAATTATTACTATACCGCTTATAAGTTATGCGAATTATTAGGTGTATCACAATATCTTAGCTATTTTCCTATGCTAAAAGATAGAGATAAACGAATAGAGCAAGATAACATTTGGAAAAAAATATGCGAGGAACTCGATTGGGAATTTATACCAACTATTTAACGCGCATTGTTTAAACGTGTAAAGTGTTTAAACTTTAGTAAATGGGTTATAGGGAAACAATTTCAATGCATTGGTGTTAAAAATTGAAAAATTGGGATCATAACAATTAGCTCCATAACCTCGCCCATAAATAGTGTTGCCTCCTTTCATTACGCCTTTCATTGCGCCTTTCATTAAGCCCTTTTTATTCCTATTCTTTGTCCTAGTCCTACGTCTAAATGAGGACTTGCGGCTGATCCTTTTACTACGGCTGCTAAAGGCGTGTCTTTTTCTTGTACGTTTCATAATATAAATATATAATATATAATTGTATTATAATTCATTAAAATCCTCCGGGGAACTTCACCATGTTGGCACCTATACCAAATCCAGCACCAGATCTGGCAGATACGCCCATACTGGGAACATAAGTATCCAAAATGCTAAATGTCGCGGCAGCAGTCAACGAAATTAAAATAATTTCCTCCAAATTCAAAGAACGCTTAGGGATTGCGTATGCGGCGATAGCAACCATTAAACCTTCTACAAGATATTTGATGATCCTTTTAACGAGTTCTCCCACATTAACTATTCCGTTCATTCGTTATATTAAATAAAAAGAAAAAAATAATTAATATTTGCAATAAAAAGCTTAAATATATTTAAATGTTTAATTAATAAATGGCCACCTCAAAAAAATCCGGATACGAAAACAAAAAGGTAAATGGACAAGAAAATCCTAAATATGTTGACTTATTGGAGGAAGACAAGCCTATTGCAGGGCAAAAATTTGTATGTGTGTCATTTGTTTCGCCCGAAAACATTTTAAAACAAAAAGAGTTGTTTTATTTTGAAAGTTTCCTAAAGAAATGGGATTTCAGTAAATCAATGGGGAAATTTGTGCAATTTATGAATTTTGTTTCTTATAAATATAACATATCGTTTGATGATGTATCGACTGATTTGAAAGAATTTGTAAAGGAAGAGGGTGAAGCTCTTACTAAAAGCACTATGGATGATGAATATAAAACATTTGTAGACAACAATGAAGAAGAGTTGGAGAAAAAATTTAATATTGCCAACAATTTTACTACGTCTACTAGGGGGCTAAAAATTAGAGGTGCTTATCCAACAGTTGAAGAAGCCGAGTTACGTGCCAAATTGTTAAGAGAATCTGATCCAAATCATGATGTATTTGTAGGACCAGTAGGGATGTGGATGCCTTGGGACCCAGATGCTTATAAAACAGGACGCGTAGAATATATGGAAGATGAACTTAACCAGTTGATGAGTGAGAAAAATAAAAACGATGTGAATGCAAAGTCCGCGTTTGACGAGCGTATCAAAGAATCTAAAAAGGAAGCTATTAGAGACAATATTGCAAAGGCCGAAAAGTCTGGTAATGTATTAACTCAAACAGTAGATGCAAATGGAAATCTGATTGGCATAAATAACAATACCCAAATTGAGGCTTTGACGCATGATAGTCAAGAAATTTCGTCAGCGGATATATGTAAAGAATTGTTTGAGGGTAACAACATTGTTATGGGTAAAACGGATAATGGTCAAAGCAAGTTAGTTAGCGGACCATTTGCTACCAAAAAATAATCACTTAGAGACCGTTATCACTTAGAGACCGTTATCACTTAAAGACCGTTATCACTTAGAGACCGTTATCACTTAAGACCCTTTATCTTCTGATGTCCATAGCCGGTTAACATATAGATTGCTGTATAAGCAACAAAAGATGATACGAAGGTTGCAATAAACAATTCTAAATTGTTATAGAATGTGGTTTGAACAAGTTGACATCTTATAGTTTTGTGTTGTTGTGTTTTACATAAGTTAACCTCGCTTAGAAAATTTTCATTTGCTCTTATGGCTATTAACGCACTAAATGCGGATATGACAGACATGAGCAAAAATTCTTCATAAAAATGCTTCATTTTAAAATTGTAAAGCGGTTTTATCATTGTTGTTTATATATATAAATCTATAAAATTATATATATAACTAGGGATCACCATTTAACCGTTTTTTTCACATTTATTTTTGGCCCACCTCCTTTCTTTTTAACGTTTGATGGGTCGTATTTTTCATCTTCATCATCCGAATTAATTCCCTTGGACAATTCCCAAAATTCTTTAGAGCCTAATTTAAAATCGCCGTGATTGTCGGCTTTATACCAAAACACTTGATCGAACAATTTGTTTGATTTGGAATTGTTGTTAATTACCAAACATTCATAATTTTCGGTACACTGGTCCATGACTTGGCAAAATGCTTCAAACGTAGGGAACATTCCCGCATAATTTTCGTATATGCGTCGTCTATTCGCTATGTAGTTCTCTCTTAATATAAATACATAATCAATATTGGTTCTTAACATGGGCGGAATTCCTAGTGGATATTGCATGGTTATTACCAACATTATTTTCCAATGTCGACCATTCATAAATAGTAGACGCATCATTTTGTCCCTTGTCCATGTTCCGTCGAATAAACAATCATCTAAAATAACAAAGGCTCTAGGATCCACAGTAGTTCGCTTATAAGCATCCATTTCCTTTTTAATTTGTTTTAAAACAATGCGTTGCCGTTTAAGTATATTTTCAATAATGGCAGTGTTATATTCGTGATGAATAAATAGTTTAGGTACCATTTTTCCATAAAACCCATTACCCTCTTCTGTGCCGGATATAACTGTCCCGATTGGTATATCTTGATGATAATATAGCAAATCACGCACCAAAAAACTTTTACCGGTATCACGTTTGCCTATTAACACCACTACAGGTCCCTTGTTTTCAGCAGGTTTGAAACTAATGCTTTTCATATCAAATTTTTTTAATTCTAAAGTCATATCAATATTTTAACCAGTCTATTTTTTAAATCAACATTTTACGCATATAATAACTTTTCATATAAATAAGTTAAAATAGTAATTAATATATTATTTAATAAATAATAATGGAAGTGAATTACCATAAAGGCAAAAACACGGATATTTTCAAGAGTTTAGAAAACCCGACAATGTTAAATTTGTCAACAATACGCAATTATTTACCTACTTATAATAGATTTTTCAATCTTAATGAAACCAATTACAATGCGATTAATTTAAACAACGAGTTTCAAATACATAGCATTAACTATAAAGAGAAGGAACTAGAAAATATATTCAATTGCACTTTAGTAAACCTAAACACTAAAAAGAAAAAAGAGTGCTCTGTTTTTATAAAATTAGCCCCTTTATTAGATCCCTATAAATATTTGGTTGGAAAATACGACATAAATGATGAACATTTGTTTAATTTACCTACTCTTATTAATGAAAATGTGCATCCCAAAATTAAAAATATTAATAACTCTGCATACGTGGATAGTTTTTTTACCTTTTTAAACAGTAAATTAATTACTCATCATAATTTCATACATGGGGTAAACTATTTTGCCTCGTTCTTAGCTATTAAAAAACAATTTACGCTTAACATCATTGATGATTTGGAATATTTAGCGGGATCAGAATTTTTTAATAAACATAAAAATGTGCTGTTTAAGGTTGATGATTATGACAATATTCTTGAAGATGAGGAGGAGGTTAAATTGCCACCAGTTAAAATTGAATACAACCATAGTTTATCCAACCTATCAGTAGATAGTTTTAATGATGACGCATTTGAAGGCATATTCAGTGCTGGCGAGCAACCCTTATCCCTGTCTGATGAAATGTGTGAAGTCATGGTTGATGTAACTGATACGAATGGACACAACTCATTTACAGTTAAAAGTAGTTCAACTTGTTCATCCAGATCATCTCATACATCTGTTAGTGAGACTGATTTACAAGACGACGATTTACAAGATTTAAACGATAATTTAGATGAAGATTTACAAGAAGATGAAGACGATGATGAGGATGATGAGGATGATGATGATGAGGATGAGGATGATGAGGAGGATGATGATAATTTAGAAGATGAGACGGTAAATGTAACTTTAGAGCAATTTCCAGTTCAATTAATTTTTATGGAACAGTGTAAAAATACCTTAGATGATATATTGTTAACACAAGAATTGACATATGACGAATGGTGCTCATGTTTAATGCAAATAATCATGATTTTAATCACGTATCAAAAAACATTTGGGTTCACGCATAATGATCTGCATACAAACAATGTAATGTTCACACAAACTGATGAAAAATTTTTATTTTATTGTTATAATGATGTTTTTTATAAAGTCCCTACATTCGGACGTTTGTTCAAAATAATAGACTTTGGAAGAAGCATTTATAAATTTAAAGGCAATATATTTTGCAGTGATAGTTTTAAAAATGGAGAAGATGCGGCCTCGCAATATAACACAGAACCATTTTTCAACGAAAACAAACCTCGGTTAGAGCCAAACTATAGTTTCGATATTTGTAGATTAGCATGTTCTATATTTGACTATTTGATTGAGGACATAACTAAAATTAAAAACATTGATCTATGCAATCCTATGCAACAATTAATATACGACTGGTGTTTAGATGATAAAGGGATAAATATGCTTTATAAGGCTAATGGAACGGATAGATATCCGGATTTTAAATTATATAAAATGATAGCAAGAAATGTTCATAATCATACCCCACAAGCACAATTACACAGGAAAGAGTTTAATAGATATATTTATAAAGATGGTAAAAATAGTAAAAACGGTAAAAATTGTAGAACAGCCATGAATTTTGTCAACATTGACAAAATGCCAAATTACACATAACTCTATCTACTTTACACATACTTTACACATAATTAGGTAAAGTTGAAATATTAAATTGTTTATATTATTTATGGATAGTTATATAAACAATGAGGGAGCAACTATAAATGAGGGAGCAACTATAAATGAGGGAGCAACTATAAATGAGTGCCATGTAGAAGGGAATAATACTGCAGTAGTAGATGATAATACAACTGTAGTAGATAATACAGACGAGGAGAATAATGACGCTTATAGTGAAACGTTGTTTAAAACTCATAAAATGGGATTTATTATTACACGCCATGTGCGCGATGTACAAACTAATTATTATTGGAATTTTGCAGTTCAATCCATCAGAAAATTTTATCCACATTTTCCTATAGTAATTATAGACGACAATAGTGATTATAATTTTGTACGACAATTTTCAGAATATCATAATGTGCGAATAATCGTGTCTGAATTTAAGGGTAGAGGTGAATTGTTACCATATGTTTATCTTTTAAAACATAGATTTTTTGACAATGCATTAATAATGCACGATAGCGTTTTTATACATAAACCTATAAATTTTCTTAAGGTAATAAACAAAGGAATAAAGGTGTTACCCATATGGTATTTTAATCCTGATAAAGAAAATCTGGAGGGAAGATTACGCATAGCATCAACCTTGAACAATTTTTTGTTATTAAAAGATGATTTGGAATTATCATCGGTTCTAATGTTTGGACAACAGCATAAATGGTATGGGTGTTTTGGTGTTCAAAGTTTTATTAACTTTCAGTTTTTATCATATATTGAACAAAAATATAAAATAACAAATTTGATAGGTGCAATAACTTGTAGAAGCGATAGACAGTGTTTAGAGCGAATTATGGGGTGCATATTTTCAAAAGAATTCAAAGTCAAAGATAAACATGGCATTCGTAAATCACTATTAGGAAATATTATGCAATATCAAAATTTTGGGTATTCATTAGAAAATTATATTGGCGATTTAAAAACAAATAATATTAAAAAATCCTTTATAAAAGTATGGACGGGTCGTTAAAAACGACTGTTCCCAAATTTAAAATTCAGGGTTATCTGTAAACACTAGCGGACTTTTCCCTCCACTGTGCACAATAGGATTTGTTTGTTGGATTATAAAGTAACCGCAAACCACACTACAATATACTAACAATGTATCCCTTACTATAAACTTGACTGGCTTGGCTGTTTCTTTATCTACAAATTTATTTTCCATAAATTTAGCTATGAAAAACACGACAGAAACAACAGCCGCAATAACAAACACATTTTCCATGTAAATATAAATTATAATTATGATTTAATAATGTATATTTTACGCAAATTAGGACAATATTTCAATATCATCTAGTAAATCGGGTAACCTTAAATTCATTCGAGGTTCTTCTATATTATGTATGTCTAGAGCGTCTAAAGACACCGATACATTACTAATATTTAGTTTTTCATTTGAATTATCGTCGTCATCGTCGTCCTCATTTCTCTCTTTGTTTCTTATTGCGCTAATTTCTTCCAATCTTTCAATTGTCTTTGGTGCCTGAATTTGAGAAACAATGTTGTTACTATCTTTAATATAATCAATATCATTAAATTGAATACGGGATTTGTCTTGACTACCAGTTGTTAGATCTTTAACAGTCGTTAAAACGGCGCTTCCTGTTGTTAAATCTGCGCTATCAGCATTAATTTTAGTGACTGCGTCTTTTATTACATCTTCATAAATGATTTCTTCTTTAATTTCTTCAGTTACATCTTCTTCAACAGTTTCATCCATATATGCTTTTAATATTGTCTCTACAGGAATACTTTCTCGAATGGTGTTTAATATGCACTCTTGCACAATAATCTCAATTTCTCTATTGTTTTTTTGTGCTTGTAATGGTTGAACATCTTGTTCGTATAAATAAATGTTTTTATATATTTTTCTTGCCACATTTATGTACGCTTTATGCACAAAATCATTTAATTTGGGAATATTAATGTCGATTTTTTTCTGTTTCTGGCCTACTCGCATGGAAGTTAATATTTTTAATTGGATTATATGAACACAAGTAATCAAATCTTCTAAATAAACACATCCACTTTTTTCACTAATGCGCTTACACTCATTTTCAATTATTGTCTGGTTCCATTTTGGTATTCTTGAAATGAGATTTTGAAATGTCATCAAGTATTTCTCCATTTCGTCATTTTCTCTACATAGTTGAATGGATTCTTCTAAAATAGACCTATACCCTTCTATAAACAATGGAGTTAATACGGTTACTAATCGCGAAGACCATTCATTTTTGGATTCGTGGAGTGAACTAACATTGAAATCATCCATTTACATAAAACTTATATTTTCTAATTTTAATTCCGAACACAAAAAAACAAAATTTAATATAAACAATATAAGTAATTGTTCATTTCTGAATTCCTTTTTAATTTTATTGAAATGTATAAGCAACTCATACCGTTTTGACAAGGTAATATCTGATTTTAAAAATGCATTGTCTTCTAAAAGTGTTAAGACGTCTAAACAACTATATCCTGATTCATAAACGTTCATAGACAAAATCATCAACTCATTCACCGTAATGAGTTTGCTTTTTTTTGATAGGGTTATTAATTTGTTTTTCAGCCACACCAGCCTTTTGTCGTTGACATTTACATCATTATACGTATCATGAATATGCTGATTATGTAAATTAATAACCTTGTTTTCAACAATAGGCTGAGGTACATAAATTTCACAAAATCTAGATAAAATAGGTTTCAACAAATTGTATTTATTCTCTATAATAATAAAAAACCTGGTGGTATGACTAAATAGTTCTATGCATCTTCTTAGCGCAGACTGAGCATCAATTGTTAGTTTGTCTGCATTAGAGAGTATTATGCTTTTAAACAAATTTCCATTATTAGAATGAATATGACATTTCGCAAAAAATTTCAGATCTTCTCTGATAAATTTTATACCTTTGCCGTGTGCGCAGTTTACCGATAATACATGTTGTTTAATAGCGACACGATCTTTATATATGTTTTGAATAAATTCATTTACAATGGTTCTTTTGCCACTGCCAGATGGTCCGTGAAATATAATATTTGGAATTTTTGATACAGATATAAAATGATTTAGTTTTTCTTTTATATTTTTATGTAGATTTAATGACATTTATTATAAATGCAATTTTTCTTTTTATATGGTGTATAACGCAAATAATATAAAACCCATTTTACACACCATCTATTTTTTAACCCCATCTATTTTTAAAGCACCATCCATATACGATTTAAAACATTTTGCAAACAAATCATAACTTACATTAGGTAACATTTGAGACCTATTCAACGTTGTTGGACACCCTCCCATATCTAACATAGAAACGTCAAATTGTATTATATGTTTACTTAATGCGTAATGTATTATACTTTCAATTGTATCTTCATTTCCTTGTTTAACATGTAAATGAAGCGATAGTTTATTAGGATTTATGTTATTGTTTATGCACGTTGTTATAATGTAACTAAAATCTTCCAATGTCAACGTGCCACACGTGTCAGCTAAACAAATAGTATCAACCGACAAGCTGTTATAAAATAATAAGTGCTCTACTATTTCATCTTTATCTATTTTCCCTTCAATAGGACATTCTGATATACATGATACGTATAGTTTTGTTTTAGAATTTATTAAATGTGGTTGGTCGATCATGCGCAACATTGTTTTTAAATCAGATATATTTTGGCGAAGCGTCTTGTTAGTGTTTTTTAATTGGAATGAATTAGACACTGATGTTATAAATGAGAAATTTGGTGTGTTTTGTAAACCAATGACCTTTTTCAATTTGTCACTACAAGGAATTAATAAGTAATGATTTGGTTTGTTAATATTCGCGTTTTTAATATTCGCGTTTTTAATATTCGCGTTTTTAATATTCACCTTTTCCACATAACCAAATAGTTCAATCGTATCGTTAAATACTGGCAATAATTTATTTGATACAATAGACCCTATTTCAACGTTGATAGGACTATAATTATTTACTATTTCATGATATATCTTTATTTTATAATCTAGACTAATTTGTCGCTGATGCTCTATCGTAAGAGATTGTAGACCATCCCGCAAAGATACATCTGATAAAATAGGGATCAAGTTTGTTACATTAAACAATTTTAGGTTGGCCATATAATAGGTAATTTCATTTATTTATCTATTATATTTCATTAATATACCTTTTACACACAATCAGTTAATGATGGGGATCCATCGATATTAAATCCTCGTTGACCTCTTTTACTATATTTGAAAGTGAGTATCTGCACCTTACCTCTAAACAAGTGCATGGCTAAAGTATGTATGGGTGCATCACCCCATCTATAATAATACATGTTTCCAGTTTTATCTAAATAATCTATAAATTGAGACACCTGTTTGTTCTGCCAAAATCCGGTTCGAGTTATATGAAAATTGTTATAAAATGCATTAATATAGATGTTTCCATAACGACTGACTGTAGGTAACGAGGCGGAAATGTTATGAGACTTCATAAATTCGTACGTTGTTTCGAGTAAATGTTGATTACATATATGACAGTCTGTTAGTATTTTATTACAAACATAATCTAATGTTTCCTTTTTACAAAATTGAAACATATCTGCTACAGGCGCTTCTATAAAAGAATCGCAATCTAGTCGCATATAATATTCGTAGTTGGACACATACTTAATCAATTCAACACTATAAAATCTGCACATATTTCGGTACCCTTCGTCCCTCCACCAACCGACGGGCTTGTTTTGTATACTACTATTCATAACTGCAGTGTTTATCCAGGAGGGTGTTTCCAGGACTATTTTATAAAACCTTATAGATACATTTGGGTCAAGGGTAATAAATTGCAAAATATCAACTTGGGTTTCAGTTGTCAATACTTCATCGTGAAACAAGATTATATCATAATTGTGCAATGATATAAAATTTGTATAAAGGAAATAGAGACTGTTTTTTAAATTAATCAAACTATCTCTGTTGTTTTTAATCAAATATACTATTACCCCTAAATTGTTTGTTTGAGGCAAAATCATTAAATTACTCTAAGGGCTTATGTTTAAGTTCTTATTTACCTAATAATTACACAGAATTTGTCAAGCTATGCGTGTATGGGTTGTTTTTAAAGGCGGTTAATATATCTGGCTTAATACGGTCACAATTTTTGCATTCGTCGTAATACTGCGGCATGTTAATGCTTCCATAGGTTTCTGCCGAAGGAGGCATTGCTCCAGTAGTCGAAAATGCAGGGTTCATACGACCGGCAAACCTATCACAGTCATCTTTGCAGTGAATATTCATTGCTTGATTAAATATCTGAGTTCCTCCTTGATTTGTTCTGTTTCCTATAGTAGATGATTTAATATCGTTATTGTGTTGTCTGTAAGCAGCAGAATAATTCATATCACCCCACCCATTGGCAGCACCTCCAGGAGGTCCATCATAACTTGCACTAGTAGTGTCTCGCTGCGTTAGGTCGGGTGATGAATAATTGTTCACATACATACTTTCTTTTTGATTATTAATATTAAACCCTTGGGAATGTAGAGTGGTTTCTCTAATAGTTGTAGGTGTAGTATCCATGGGATTATATACGGGTCCTTTAGATACCGACGTGGATACGTCTCCATATATACGAATATTGTTGACAGTCTCCTCTTTTAATGTGGGTCTTAAAATATCTAGTAGCGGAGCAATGACGGCTCCTATAGCTCCGCTAAATCCGCTTCTCATTCGATCAGGCTGCTTTAAAGTAGACCTATTGTTATGATAATTGGTAAAACTTTTTTTGACTTTATGCGCTTCGTCAAGAGGACCTCTTCCTACAGCAGATGAATGATTTATAGAGGTGCCCTTTGATTCTAGCTTTTTAGACGGCTCAAAATTCTCTGGCGCATAACTGGCCTGGACATCACCTGGTCCAGCAACCCCCGTATAATCTGTAACTGTGTCTGGTCGTTTGATTATACCCATTTCTTGAATACTTCTTAGTGTTTCACCTTTGGAGGCACCCGTCGTAGTTAACCACCTATCTTGTGAGTTTATAAAAAAAGTATCCGGTCGCTGTTTTTCTACTCTACCTTGAGTATCAATATTTCCCGATTGTTTAATCACTGAATTCGCAGGGCCTTCATGATTTGTTAATTTATATTCCATTTTTGGATTGGTCTCTACTCTTAATTGATCTACTGTATAAGGCAACCACTTATCACGTGCTTCCATTCCGGAATTATATCCACCACTACCACCTACACCATACCCTTTATCCAGTCCTGGACCTACCATAACCGTCTCGAATGGTTTTACACTATTTACTCTCATTGCAGGAGTTTGCCTAGATTGAAAAAAATCGCTATTATTTGGCGTGCCATATGCCCATGACATATTGTCTTCGGGTTTAAATAATGGAGCCTGTTCTATTTTTTCAATCGTTTGCGAGCCGGCGCCTACCATATTATCTAATTGTGATTCTGCCGTTTTCGCACTATAATTGTTACCATATATTTTTCCACCAATAAAAGGCTTCATATTATTATGCTTAAATTGATTGGAGTCTAAATAATTACCCGTTAATGAATACACTTGTTGAGGATCATTGCTGACGTCTTCATTATATATGGTGCGTTGTTCATATACATTTTGATTAAAATACTTATCTGTGGCTGAATTAGGGTTTTTAAACTCTTGTACAGTATTAGATACTTGATTGAGATTTTCTACAGGATAATTTTGTGGAGGAATGTTTGCATTTGGTAAATAACTATCACTTCGTGTAGTAGCTAAATTGCTGCGAATTCCCATATTTGTGAAATTTTCATTTTTTTTCTTATTTGACGATTGATTTGAAATAACATACATACCGCCTAATGCTATCAAGGGGATTACTATTTCCATAATATATAAAATAATATATTTTATTTATTAGAGTTTATTTACTAGATTTCATTTATGTTCGTCTCACTTATTACTAGAGTTCTTTCTTACTTTATTATTGCTTTACTATTACTATTATAGGTTCTGTTATCATTATTAGGATTGTTAGGTAAATATTGACAACTATCGGTCGAAGCACATGTATTCGTTCCTTTAATTAAATTAAAACTAGTTGGTAAATAATTATTGGTCTCATTTATAACACAATCTCTTTTGGGTGTGAAATTATCTTTTTCTATTAATCGGGTGTTAATATTGTTATCAAAAGGAAAACATGTGTTTTCTTGGGGATTTAATGGCGGATAGTACCAGTCCACTTGTTCCAAATCACGTACCATCCATGCTGGTGCAACTGATCTGGACTCTTCGGTAAACAACTCATTACATTTGGGATATGCAATCGCTTCACTATGAACCTTTGGATTATTATCATCTGTATGGTTTTTATAATCGTCTTTTCCTAAACAATCTCTACTAATATGTCGGTTCATTCCTAATAGATCGCTTTCTAAATTGATCGTATTGGTCCGTAAATTTGCACCCCATTTTTGGATTCTGATATGTGGGTCCTCCATATAACACGGATTTGTTCCATTACCAGGAACATTTAAAATCCATCTGCCGGGATCCGTCGCTTGTTGCTGCGATTTAACCGTTCTACAATTGTCATATTTAAATCTAGTGAAGGCCATTTTATTATTATTATGTGATATAATATAATTCAAATAATAATTATATTTATTATATGATAGCTAATAATTTTGATTTGTCTACATTATTGTAATCAAATAAATATTTATTACACCATTCTGTGTTTTGATTTGTTGGAGATACATATAAGTGTTGTTTTACACAGTCTTTTCCAATGTGTCCCTTTTCTATTAATATATTTTCTGGTATTACATAAAAATTCCCATTTTTACAATTTAACCAATATAAATCATTGTCGCCTTCTTTATAACATTTGTGTTTACATTTACTATTTACTCTACAATCATATTTTGTCAAATTAAATGAATATGAATTTGCATTATTATGAATGATTGATCCAACTTTTTCCTGAACTTTTTTATCTCCAATCATAAAATCATACACAAGTCCTTCCATACCACTGCGTTTAAACGTAATAAAATCTATTGCAGTTTCTCTTATTTTACAATATTTTTGTTCTTGCTGTTGTGCCATACTGGTGGGTGTATCTAATATATTAAACTCAAACTTTTTGATTAATGTATAATAATGCTTTACTGCACCAACCAAGGTTTCTTTGGTTACTTCATATTTATTATATTTTGATTTCTGCGCGACTCCAATCGTTTTTAAACCTTTCACTTCTTCATAAGGAATTAACCACATGTTTTTATCTTCGTCGCAAATACATAACATTAAACAATCATCATATTGTCCATTATTTAATCTAAAATAATATTGTCCCCTCTCTGTTTTTTTATTAGTAGTTTTTACTTGAATTCCTAACCATAAATCTTGTGTTTCTTCTATCTTTTTTATAGCTATGTCCGCTTTACAGCCATCAAATGATTTAATTGTTATGAAATCGTCTCCTATTAATTCTTTAAAATAATTAATACCATTTAATTCTTGTTTTAATGAAGACAATTTGTTGTCATTTGAATACAAATCTGTTAATTTTAAACCTGAATTTTTGTTTACACACTTAGGACAATTTATGCCTTGATTAAGGGAAGTAAAGTTTTTATAGCGCACACTGTTCTCGTGGCCACATGCCGCATTATATTTTATTTTACTGTTATTATTTTTATAATTTTCAACAAATTCTTCTTTGGTCATAGTTACTAAACATTTTTTATCTATAAATTTTTGCACAACAGATTCATATGTTGCTTTTTCTAAAGCACAATTTCTACATTTTATTCCACGACCCTTATTAAATTCTTTAAAATTTACACAACTATGGTGTCCACAAGAAGATATACACTCTAATTTACCCAACTGATTTTCATATGTTTCGCTTATTAAGACGCAGTTGTTTTGCGTAAAGGCATCTTTCACCTCTTGGTATGTATATCTAACAGGCATATCTTATATAGGTCTATCTCTTTATACCAGTTTTGTTATTATAATATATAAAATCAATTTTATATTATTCGAATTGTTACTGAGAAATCGCGTCTTACCACATTTAACTATTTTTGTGACGATATATGGTAAGGTTAAGACGAAGGAAGCGGTGCTAAACACAATCGTATCGAGCCAAGTGAGGCCACATCGTACTTAACAACCAAAGGCAAATCATTCTCCAAGTAGACTTCTATTTGGGAACATAGATTTGTGCATTTTATGAAATAGCCTAAATTTTTAAGTGAGAACTCCCCTTGAATGATTTTACTATTTTCTTGCTTCAAAATAAAGCCCATATTGCCGTCCGTCTCGGCTCTATGGATCTCTGCAGAGGCGAATTGGCCACAACATTTGAAGATTAGCTCGTTGCCGACTGATTTGATTTCCAGTTTATCTGAGATGCACGACAAATCGCGAATAATTTTTTGAAAATCGGAGGAGGGTAAATTGATAATGGACGAAAATTTAACGTCGGGATACTGTAGCTCTTCTGGCTCTGGCTCGATAAGGCGTAGTTTTTGCGTTTTGCATTGTTTGATTTCGCCGTTCTCAAACTTTAATGCTAAATGAGAAACTATTCCGTCGATATAGTCTGAATTTTCAATATAAATAGTCAACGTATCGTCGTTATCGATCGAATTTATTAATTTGAACAAATGAAACATGTTCACGCCAATGATAATTTTGTCCTTTTTACACTCAAAAAACTCGAAATTTTTAGCGTCCAAAAACAAATGTGCTAAAATAGTATGAGATTTGTCCATATTGATGATTCTTATTCCGTCGGGACAGAATGTAATATTTGTTTCTAAAAGGATATCTTTTAACGCTGTCATAAGAGTTCTAAATGGTGCGATTTGAACGGTTTTAATTGTTAACACATTGTTGGAATTACTATCTTGGCTTGATACGTTATTGGACATATTATAATAGATTTTTATCGGAATCTTTAAATTGTTATGTTGAAAATATATTTTAACGCACTACAATATAATATTTTTTTGTTTAATTGCAAATTAAAATATATTATAGTATTGAAGCCGTAGTAACCGTATTAAGTATTGTAGTAAAGCCCATGACAACAGACGTTTCGGCAGTAACCGTATTATCATTATCATCTAGGACAGCAATGGTCCCTCCATTGGTTCTATTTCCTAGGGAATTTAATACCAATATAGTAGTATATCTAATTCCGCGTGGAATTAACCCCTCCTCTTTTAATTCTTTAGCGGTGAATCCCACGTTTTTCTGAATTAATGCGTTTCTTGAGTATCCAATGTTTCGTAATTGGGCTATAGATAAGGGTGAAGATAGCCTAGGTAACATTTCTGTAATCATGCCTTCAGTATATCCTCTAGTTCTTAATTGTGGTAGAGTATAGTCTTGGTTCATAACTAATGTAACGCCTGCGTCTACTACTGATATCGTTGGTTCTGGTGGTATAGCAGGCGGTGGAACTCCTCCACTTCCTCCACTTCCTCCACTTCCTCCACTTCCTCCACTTCCTCCACTTCCTCCACTTCCACTTCCTCCACCACCCGATGGTGTCGTCTCCGTATAAGCATAATCAAACGATGGACTATTACTAGAGACACCTGTTGCATTTGTTATATGTACGGTCGCCGTACATGT